GGCTGTCGGAGGTACAATGGATTCGGTTGATGAGCCCAGAGGTGGCAAAACAGGATTTGTTATGAATATAACGAAGACGTCAAAAGACATATGAAACTCCTACTTGAAAATTGGCGAAAGTTTGTCAATGAAGAGATGGAAGAACCCATCACAACCCTTCGCATCTTCGACTTTGATGAAACAATAGCCCATACGAGGTCAGAAACACGTGTTAAAGCGCCCGATGGCTCCGAAGCGACCCTGAGTGACCAGCAGGAGTTTGAAGCCTATATGAACGCAGCTGCAGTGAAAGAAGGAATAGAAGCTTTTGACGCCGTGGATGCTTTGATGGAGTTGGGTTATCAAATTGATTTAAGCGACTTTTCGATTGTTAAAGATCCAGATGAAATCGTGATCATCACTGATATTATGCGTGAGTTCCCACCAGATTCTAAAACTTATATTATGACCGCAAGGCGGGGAAATTCAATCGGGCCAATTATCGATTATCTTGATGAGATTAATATTGATTCTTCACAAGTTAGAATAATGGCCACACAGGGAGAATCTAAAGGGGATGTGATGGCGCAGATGCTTAGACAAAAATTGATGTCTGACGGAAAATCAAATATTAATCGCATCGAATATTATGAGGATTCTGAGAAGAATATCGATGATGTGTTAGCGAAGGTTTGCGAGAACCCAAAGTTAATTGATATTAAACCAATAGATTTTGAGCTAATCATTAACAAAGTTATTAATAATGATGGCCAGTATAATATTCATCGGATTGAATGTAAGACTCCGGACTAATTAAGAGAAGTTGAGGATTAAAATATGGCAGAAACAAACGGGTGGGATACCTACTCAAAATTAGTGTTACAACAACTTGAATCTCTTTCTGGTGGTATTGATGGGTTGCGGTCTGAGTTACAAGATGTTAAAGAACAGCTAACTGAACTTAAGGCAAAAGAGGATAGGGTTCAAGATTTAAAGTCCTGGAAAGAGAAGTTTGATGAAGTAGCTTCACCTACTCAACTGCAAATAAGATTTGAAGAAATCGAAGAGTTAAAAGAGTTTAAGACAAAAGCGGTTACCATGTTTATGGTTGTACAAGCGGCCATGGCCTTTGGTATGGCCATCGCTCTCGAAATATTCTAGCTTGCTTAAGTTTAAAAACGTGTTATATTAATAATATGTTAAATTTTAAAACTGGTGATTTGATCGCATATCACTTCCATAATATTGTTAAACCATTGAAAGTCGGTATAGTGATAACAGATGATATAAAAACATTTACTGTAAAATGGATCCATTATAATCAAAGTTTTTTTATGGAAAAAGACGCGGATATTTACGGAGAGTTAAGTAATACATACCTTTTAACGACTGTGCAGATTTATAGAGATTGCAAGGACACCGGTTTATCATTATTAAACTCTATGTACTTTGATGGGGAAAAAAACCAACAGAGAAGAACGTCTCAAACAAATAGTGAGACAATTATCCGGCAAAGTTAATATTGACGATGAGCCGGTACCAGAAGTTGCAATTAAGGGTAAAGGACATATAATGTGTTTTAATTCTTCAAAAAGAATGTTTATACGAATAGCGCGGGGAACAAAGGCTTATGTTATTGACCCAGAAATGAATAGTGAGGGAAGAGTGATGATATATACCTTCAGTGGTAGTATAGTAGAGATTAAGCCAGAAGAGCTAGTCAATACAGGATTTGACTAAATGTTGTTTGAGTTTGGATATTTTTGGAAAACTATTTTTTCTCTTTTGGCAGCTTGGACGTTGTATGGTTTTGTTGGATTTGAATTCACAGTAGTAACTTTATTGGTGCTTTTGCTGTCGCATGAATTTCACAAATAAACTATTTTGGCGCCCTATTTACGGCGATGGCCAAGAATAGAAAATTTTATAGTATCGGAACAACTGAACAGCCTGCTAGCCAAACAAACGGATATATACTTAGATGGATCGGTAAAGAAAATGAAGTTTTACAGGAAGGGCCATTTATATCTATAGAAAAAGCGCTAACTGAACAAAATACCAAACTAATTAATGGTGTTTGTTCATGGTTGGTGTTTTATGGCGATTGAAAAAAGCGTATTTGGTGATTTAACCTCTAAAGATTTTGCGATTGGTGATATAGTAGAGTGGTCTTCATGGGATTCTTCCATTGAAGAGTGGAAATTTCATTATGGGATACTTTTGACGATCGAAAATGAATTTCGTTCCAATAGGCTTGTTTCTATTTCTCGTGTAATTCCTTTAGAAGATTCAAATAGCGAATTAGAATTCTTTACTATGAGCCTTCGTGTTGTTTCACACAAAGAAGAAATAGAAACTATTTAATATTATGACTGACGCTTTGCAACAATTAATAAAGCAATTTATGCCATTTGCGCAAGAAAGATTTGGCTTTGAGGAACCCCCAAAGCTCTTTTTTAAAGATGACGAAGCAAATGCTAAAGATCCATTAGGAAAAACTGCTTATTATGACCCTAATGAGAGAACGATAACATTATATATAACTGGCCGTCATCCGAAAGATATTCTTAGATCTTTGGGTCATGAGTTAGTTCATCATAAACAGAATTGTTGTGGTATGTTTGACGATGCTGGGCCCACAGAAGATGGATATGCACAGTCAAATCCTCACTTACGACAAATGGAAATTGAAGCAAATAGAGATGGTAGTATGTGTTTGCGTGATTTTGAAGATATGTTAAAGAAAGAAAACACTACTTATTATGAACATTTACAAAAAGGAGAAATGAGTAAAATGTCGACAAAAGATTGGAAAAACAAGGAAATATCTACACTTTTATCAGAAGCATGGGGATTTAAATTCAATTCTCTTCAAGAGTTTGATGAATTTAATGGTACTGGAGAATTACAAGAAGAGGCCGAAGAAGTAGCACAAGGAGAAGTGGAAGAAGAGCCTTTAGATGCACCTGCAGAAGAAACCGAAGCACCAGAAAGCCGCCGCGGCGGGAATGATATGGCCGATAAAATTATTGATGGCACTGCTGGTGACAGTAGTAATGTTGCAGCCGGCGGGATTGAAGAGGCTTGTGAAGATGAAGATGAAGTTATTGAAGAAGAGTCAGATACCGAAGTTACTGAAGAAACTGTTGATGCAGCCGAGCTAAAAGAAGCTATTAAAGCGCTTTTAGGATTATATTTAAAAGGATAAATGTTACCATGACAGGTAAATCTAAAAATTGAGTTTCGAATCGAACTTAAAAAACTTAAGCATAAGTTTATATTCGATTTATTGTTACTCCAACACCTGGAGGGTGCAGACGTGTCTTTAAATACAAATTGGCAAGACTTTTTATGTGAGAGTCTTGATGAAAAAACAATATTCACTTATATACAGGGTTTAGAAGAAGTTATATCTAATCTCAAACCTCGTTCTATGACTGAAAAGCGTAGAATGGCGCTAGCCAAGCAGCACTTACGTGAGGTTAAGCGACATGCTAGACGCATGATGAATGAAAACAATGTGTTACAAGAAAAACTTAATATATTGGAAGAAAGTGTAGGAGATAAGTAATGGGTAGTGCTAACACACACTTAACCCACCTCGAAGAGTTAGTTCTTACTCAGGGCGCGCCAGGGTACGAGATGGCCAGGGCTTTTCTTTTAGAACTTCTCGAAACCCTTAAGGGAAATTCCAACTCTCATATTCAAACATCAGTTAAGTGGGATGGCGCGCCGGCGATATTCACAGGTATAAATCCAGAAAATGGCCGGTTTTTTGTAGGCACTAAATCGATCTTTAATAAAGTACCTAAGATTAATTATACTGAAGAAGACATTTTAAACAACCATGGCCATGCGCCCGGGCTCGTTGATAAATTAACGAAAGCATTAAAATATCTGCCAGCACTGGGAATCAAAAAGATTCTACAGGGTGATTTTATGTTTGATGATGGAATGCTTGAAATAGTTGATATTGATGGTGAGCCTCATTATCGTTTCAAACCAAATACAATTGTTTATGCTGTTCCAGTGAATTCAGACCTTGGCAGAGAGGTTGGACAATCAAAATTTGGTATTGTATTCCACACGACATATGATAGTTTAGATAGTGGTGCTAGCTTTGGTGCTGATGTCAGCGAACTCAGACGGGCACCCGGAATCTGGTTTGACGATGCTTTTTTTACAGATGACACTGGTACTGTGACTCTTACCGAAGATGAAGAACACAAAGTTATTAGTTTAGTTGAAGAAGCAGACTCAGTTAATGGAAAAATCGATTATAATAATTTACCATCTGATTTTTTAAATATTTACATTAACAGCGAAATTAAAACTGGACAGTTTTTAGAAAATCCTGAAGCATCATTCATTGGATTTAAGGAATGGTATTCTGCGCGTGGTGAAAAGAGAGTTAGTAAGCTAAAAAGTGAGAAGGGGCGAACACGGGCAATTGAAAAAGGACAGCAAGACTTACAATTATTTGATAGTAAAAGAGAAGATATCCTTAATCTTTTCCGAGTATCGCGCCTTTTGTTTGAAGCCAAGAATATTTTCATTGAGAAATATAATAATGCTGTATATACTACTAAACATTTTGTTGATGACGGCTCAGGAGACCTGACCGCCACCAATCCAGAAGGATACGTTGCAGTAGATCACGAGGGGAATGGTATTAAGTTTGTAGATCGCTTGGAGTTTAGTCGGGCCAATTTTATGATAGACAAATCTGCAAAATTTACACAAGAGTCCATTGAGCATTTGCCACTTGATGAATCACAGATGTTTGTTATTCAGGTTTCTAAGGATAAGCAAATATCAAAAACTTTGAAAGAGTGGATGAGCGAAATTAAAGCCACAAACCACAAATATCAGAAACTCCCTCAGTTGGTTTATGAGGACGTCTTAGCCGGTACCCCCATCGTAGATATAGTTCTACAGGAAAACGCGGAGAAGACCGTGTATAACACAGTTATTCGGTATATTAATGAATCACTCGCAGGCACAGGTCAAGAATACGATGACGAGTGGGATGAATACCGACATTATGCAGATCAAGATTTAGGATTGCCATTAGAAGACGAAGATGAAGATCCAGTCGTAGATAATGATTTTGGTGATGAGCCTACAACCTGGGCTATTATTCCGGGCGCGTTCAAACCACCACATAAGGGGCATGCCGATATGGTACGTAGATATGCTACCGGCGACGGGGTTCCAAAGGCTGATAAAGTAATAGTTGTTATATCTGCGCCTATGAATGCACAACGACAACTAAGAGATGGTACTACTATCAATGAAGATCATGCGATCGAGTTTTGGAAAGAATTGTTTCCAGAGGTTGCCAGTCTTCCTAATGTAGAATTTGAGGTGGCGTCTAAAGATATGAAATCGCCCATCACTGTGGCATACAATTATATCAGTGAGAAATCACCATTGCCTTTTAAAGATGGTGACAGAGTTATTTTAGGTGCTAGTGACAAACCAGATTCAAACGAAAAACCAGATTGGATGCGGTGGAACAATGTCAATGATGAAAAACATGTAAAACACGGTATCGAGTTATTGCGCGGTGAAGAATATGCTGTGCCGGCTTTACCTCGCGCCGGCGGCGGAAGCTTTAGTGCTTCAACTGCACGTGATTTAATTTCTGACTTAGTAGATAATCCCTCTGATAAAGAGGCGTATGTTGAACTGAGTGATTTTGTACCGGCTAATAGAATTGGATATCTTTTTGATACTCTCAAAAAACCTAGACCTATCTTTGTTGATAAAGATTTAGATGAGATGAACGCGATGGGGGCTGGAAGCGTGGCTGGAGGAGTGAATATGAGAGATGATGAAGATATAAATACTTGGAACGAAAATATAGATTTAAATACCATTGATGAGGTGATAAGACTAATTATGGAAAAGGGAATTATGAGATGAACGAACAAGAAAAGCTCCTTAGAGAGAATATAAGACATATGATCCGGATTGTCAAGCAGAAAAAGAACGACAATGAAGCTTCTCTGCGAGAGGTAATTCGAGGATTTATGGATTTTGAACTGAAAAATTTATTAGAAGGTGGAATTCCTGATGTTGATCCATCACCGAACAAATCTACCGGAATCAATGTTTTAGAAGAACTCCTTAAAAAGATAATACCAGTTTTGGAAACAGACTATAAGTCACTTACAACAGATGTATCTCAAAGAGAGTCATTTAGAGCGCACATTATTAACGCCGCTATTAATACTCTTACGCCGGCTAAAATCAATACAGATGCTATAGTTGATGTGGCTGAGCCATTACAAGAAACTGATATTGATGAAGAAATTGATATCAGTGTTGGTGATGAAAACGACGATAAATTTATTGATATACGGACGGACGCTGAAAAATCTGCTGAAGATGAGAGTAACGAAGAAGATCCTAGAGATACTTTTGGTTCGGGTGTTGAAGGAGACGAAACCGGTAGAAACATGGCGTTTCAGTCGTTTAAGAAAATTGAAACAAGTATTGTTGATGCATATGAATTGCTTAGTAATGATGAGGATCAAGAATTGTTTTATGATTATTTGGTAGCTAACCTTAAATTATATTTTGATAAATTTGAAAAGGAATTGGCTCCTTCTGTAGAAGAGCCCACAAACCAAGCTTATGATACAGCTAAGTCAGAACAAGAACCAGAAATGGCTGGAATATAAATGAGTTTTAATGATTTTAAAGATGAATTGGCAGAGGCTTTGGGCGCTGAAGCAGCAGGGGCTGCAAAGCGAGAAATGGAGGAGAATCCGGACGTGGCCAGTGGCGTCGACGCAACGGATCCCGAGGAACAAGTCAGAGACCAAGCTACAGCCATTGCAGCTGCGATTAAAACTTACTTAATTAGCTTGGCTGGTTCAGACTCGTATGTTAAGAAGCCCGGCGGCAGTTGATACTTAAAATAAAATTTCATCTTTTTACTTGACAACTTTACGAATTCATATTACACTATAATTGTGTTCTGCTTGTGAAAGTCATGATAGTCACTACCATCATATATTATGAAGATCAATAAAACTAACTTGACAACCACAAATAAAAGTATTATACTAAAGTTGTGCTTGCAAGATGATCTACTAACACAGATTAATAAACTATCATTAGAAGATCTTATAGCAGTCAAGTTAGAACTATCATCTAGAAATATAAATAACAGGTTATATGGCTTTGATATCTGGAGAAAGTCCAATTATATTATTAAAGAAGCAATTCTCAAATTTGCTCTTTCAACTACTAGTTCTAAGAAGAGCGCAGCAAGGTTTCTAAATCTAACCTATATTGAGTTTAGAAGAGTAGTGAAAGACTATAAAGTAAAGGAGTGGTTCTCTCAACCATCAGATCTTTAACATTTAAAAATCATTCGGTATGAACATATTAAGGTAACGGGGGCTCCATATCTACTAAGAGCCTCCATAGCAAGGAAGTTTAAAACAAAAAAACTATAGATCAGGTGTGGTGACCAAAAGATCCACAACCGGATGAATATTTTGTAAAAAAGCCTATTTATTAACAAAGGAGCCAAAAAATGCTATATTTTTTACTATCGATGTTAGTATGTTGCAAGCCGGCAAAAGTGATACTTGAGGATGGAATAGATTCTTCAAGTCAAATAGAGCCACAATTGGGAGAACCAGAAATACCCAGAGAACCAGTAGGGGTTATGGCAGCAGAAGATTGCCAGCAAATTAATATGGGCGATAAGGCATGTGACTTTAGACTTAGACACCAAAATGGTGAAGTGTGGAGTTTAAATGATTATGAGGGCGATATCGTATTATTAGATTTCTCCACAGTCTGGTGTCCGCCATGCCAGGCCGCAGGACACTCCACACAACCCCTACAAGACGCTTATGGTGCAGAGGGTGTCAGGATAGTGACTATACTCATCGACGGTGCCCAGAACGGTGTTGAGCCATCGGAAGAAGAAATAAATACGTGGGTCTCCGATCATAATATCACCACTGCACCGGTTCTACGAGGTTCTAGAGATAAGATGATGGATCCGTCAGGTATTACAGGATATCCGCTCGGCAGCTGGCCAACATATCTTTATCTGGATAGAGAACTCAAATTTTATGCTGGACATTCAGGATTCAGCGAAGAATACGCAAGACAAACAATAGAGGAAAAACTGTAATGTGGAAAATATATAAATGGAATGGAAAGTATATCAAGGGAGACTTGGTAAGTAAGCATTCTAGCGAAGACGCTGCTATTAAGAAGGCTAAGAAAGAAATTGGCTTTACATATGCAGAAAAATCAAAAATAGGAAAAGAAACACTTATTTGGTTAGATGATGAGCATCATACACCAATGGGTGTAATTATCAAAAAAACTCGGGGGTGATCTGGATTCGACAGAGTAAGAAAGAAGAAAAGTGCAAGTAGTCAAACGTAGCAGCAGACTTTAAATGCAGATACAAAAAATAATTGCTAATAACAATAACAACTTCGAATCTGTCCGCTTAGCGGCTTAATCGGGTGGCCGCTCAAAGCCATCTATTCAATTTGAGCAAAACAAGAGATAACTTGTAAAAATCAAACCATCTAATGCAACAGGGTAATAAGCGTTAGATTATAATTACCTACCCTATCAGTGAGGGGATACAAAAACTGATAAGCTTGTGAATGACTTGAATTTGGGCCTATTCTGGACGCGGGTTCGATCCCCGCCGCCTCCACCATTTATTATGTTTAATTTTAACTTCAATTGGTTTAAGAAAAAAGAGCCCATAGAAGAGCAATTAGCTCATGAGTATGTTGATGCAATTGAGCATGCTCTATGGGAAATTAAAGAAGAGTATGATTTTCCAACAGAAGAAATAGATGTTGTTGTAAAGTCAAAAAGAAAAAACTTTGACTTTTTACATAAAGAAAACCGAAAAAGAAACAAACCAAAATAGATACTAATAGAGATAAAAACGAATGGAATGGAGGTTTTTATGCTAAAAAGAGTGTTTTTTATATTATCGCTGATCATAACTGGGTGTGTAAAACATCCAAGCGCTCTAACTGGAGAAGGCCTTTCAGGGTTTTCTGGCTTTAATTTCGAGCCCTCTCATAGTACCTGTATTAATGGGGTTATGGTAGCAATCGACTATGCATGTGCAGTCCCAATGACAACAGAAGTTAATAGACAATACGCAGTTATTGGATGTACTGATGTTACAGATCGCCCGGAAGCATATGACTGGAGCAAGGTTAATGTAATTGCACTCTTTGACCCCAGGTTACCAGATCCTATACATTCTACAATAATATGTATCGATCCTATAACAAGACTTTATCTACAACAAACTCCAACTGAAAAACGGTGAAAATACAAGTAGCATTTTATAAAGGCGAAGGCAACTTTTTCAATAAAGTTGTAAGATGGTGGACGGATAGTATTTATAGTCACGCCGAAATAATATTACCTGATGGATACACATGGGTAGGAATAAGCCCATTTATAAAATCAAAGGTCGCGGAAAGAAAAAAGATAATGCTCGCCCATAAAGAGTGGGATTTTATAGATTTAGACATAACAGAAAATCAATACAACATTATAATGGAGTTTTTCGAAGATACTAAGGGACAAGGATATGATTGGCTTGGAATGTTATTATCACAGTTTCTTCCATGTAAAATAAAACACAAGAAGCGATGGTATTGTAGTGAGTGGATTTCTTATGCATTGCGTATCGCCTGTATCATAGACTGGAGAAAAATAAGAATATATGAAAGAAAAGATTTATCGCCAGAAGTTTTATATCAACTTCTAATTAAACCAAATAATGAAATATGAAGTTGATGAATGGGTTCTTTATTGCCAATTTCCAGAAAGCGAAGTTTTAAAATACAATAAAATAGAATCCGTTATTCTAGAGGTTTTATCAAACGATTTATTTTACGATTATAGAATCTATTTAAATGATGGTTCTGGTAAATATAAAAAAGTGAAAGAAGAAAATCTTCTTAAACATATCAAAAAATAATAGTAGAATATTATAAAGGAGAAATTATGAGTGAAGAAGAGCGACCAACTGTAATGGTGTCCGGCGGGTTTGATCCTGTTCATGTTGGGCATATAAGAATGATTAGAGAGGCTGCAGAATATGGTGATGTTATCATTATCGCCAATTCTGATAATTGGCTATATAAAAAAAAGGGATTTCATTTTATGGATTTTAAAGCTCGATATGAGATTTTAGATGCGATAAAGGGAGTGATTCTGGTAGATTCAGTTAATGATGATGATGGAACTGTGTGCGAGGCCATCCGCCGACTTAAACCAACATATTTTGCCAATGGCGGAGATCGAGGAAAATCAAATACTCCGGAGCAAGATATCTGTGAAGAGTTAGGAATTAAACTTTTGTGGGAAATCGGCGGTGATGAAAAATTAGCCAGCTCTTCAGATTTGGTTAAAAGATCCCGTGATTTTGAATCTGGGAGATCCCGTGATTTTAAAATACCCCCAAAGAGAACAATATCAAAACATTCTGACAGATAGTGCTGGATGTAATTTAAGATTATAGTTACTGTATGACGGAAATAATGCTAACATTAAAATTAGACTCTTCGTTTCGACCCATTGGAGTGATTGACGCGACAGAAGCGCTAATCTTATGTATTGTTGGGAAGGCCGCCGCAATCGAAAATTATAAGAAAGAAATAAACTCAGTTACTAAAACATTTATTCTTCCGGCAGTTATTGTACTTAAGCGATATGTTAAATTTCGTCTAAGTACAGTTGCTTGTAATAGAACAAATATTATCTGGAGAGACAATAATCAATGCCAATATTGCGCTAATCATTTTGCTGATGAAAAATTAACTATGGATCATATACTACCTAGATCTCGCGGTGGTCGAAACACATGGTTAAATTTGGTTGCTGCTTGCAAAAAATGTAATCAGAGGAAAGGTAATAAAACCACAAAAGAATCTGGAATGACGCCAATTAGGGAACCTAAAAGACCAAAAGCAAATATTTTAAGAACCATCTCCAAGACTCAAATAAACCCAAAGTGGAAGAACTACTTATGGGATTTTTCTTAATATCAAATGGTTATTAAAGAAGCACTAATATGCTATTTATCTGAATTTGGCTATAATGGTTTCTATTATCCTTCTGGGGAGAGGGGAATAATAAAACAGAATTCTGAATATGAAGTATTACCGTGGATCTCGGGCAATCAGGACAGCTTATCCGCTATTAAAGTAGAAAAAAAGAACATTTTACCCTTGACATTAGGCGCCGAAGGGGTTAAAATAACACTATCCAAACAAGAAGAAATCGTTGTGTGGATATTTAAAACAGACATGCCAAAGGATATATAATGTCAAAGAACCTGAGAGAAAAATTAACCAACCTTAAAGTGCAAGAAAATGAGATGGTTACCCTATCATATAGTGACGGAACAGATGTATTCGTTCATAACGAAACTGAAGTAGAAACTGCAATGGCAGAAACTGATGTTATTAGTGTCTTTTCAGAGTTAATAGCAACCCCGGGCCTTCATGTCTCAACACAATACGGAGGGAACGTTCTGGGGCGCCTTCGCGAAGATGACCTCCTCGAAGACTATGACCGCGGCGGTGATTTTGGAGCATATCTTAATGATGTTATCTCAGATAATTTTTATGATGTAGATATGATTGAATATTCCACCGAAAGATATGATCATAAGCGCGGCTTTTGTACCCTGAGTGCCCAAGTACAGGTCTCTGCCGGTGATTTAATCAAACTAAACCCATATCTCGGTGGTTGGACCGCTTCTGTTAAAACTGAAAACGGCACTCTAACATTTGACGCGTAGCCGGCCCTGTTCTGCTCGCCCGTAAGCAGAAGGGGAGCACCCGACCCAAACGTAGGTGCGGTTGTAGGTAGGCCTTAAACCTTCAGTTCATTCTCTGAGAACTATATAGTTAGAGAGAGCATGCTGGCGATGCTCGAAGGCAATCAAAAACCAGCACTCATTGGGGTGAGGCGACACAGGCAGTCGCACCGGGTTGTTACCCCGGCCGTTGTTGGTTCGAGTCCAACTGCCCCAGCCATTAATATGAAATACAAAGTGGGCGATATCGTGCTCGTTGAATCATTCGCGGGACCAAAGGTGCATGTGAAATTGAAAAAACGCGTACTTAAGCCGAAGAAAGGCTGGGGCGCCGATGGCTGGGATGCACAAATAATCTACAAAAAAGATGTTGAAAAATTGCGTAAATGTGGTGTTCCATATAAAAAAGGTGAAAAGCCAGTGGTGTGGGTATTCGATCACCATATAATAAGAAAATGCTAAGCTATATATTACATGGATTCCGATGAGCACAACCAACGGTTTGATTATGAAATTGGTGATATCGTTACGGAAAGTGAATATATCATCCCCCCCGGCAGAAAACCATGGGTTGGGATGGTTGTAGGAATAGATGTCGACCATTATGAACTTCATTCTTTTATTGGTATATTCGAAGATCTAGTGATGATCCACTGGCTCAAACCAGATCTTGTAGAAGCGCTCCCGGCCAGCGTTCTAAAGATGGTTCAGAAAGTCGCCGAAAAAGAAGAAGATAAAATTTGACTTTTAAACAAGAAATGTTATGGTATTATAAATGAAAGTTGGTGATTTAGTTTGCCGAAAATATGTAAGCAGCAAACAAAAGCAAAGAGTTTTAAAATTTAATCCCAACATAAAAAACATCGGTGTTATAACAAAAATAGACGAAGAACACAATCTGTGCGCAGCATGGTTCAGGGACGATATAGAAGAAACTATATTTCCAATATCCGGCGATTATTTAAAAATTATAAGCGAAAGTAACTAATTATATTAGTTTAAAAAGCACGAACTATTTATAGTTATATAGAGGGTCTATGTCAGAAAAAAAGAATTATGTGTTAGACACAAGCGTATATTTAACAGATGCAAATTCAATATTTAAGTTCGGTGAAAATGATGTTTATATTCCACTTAAAGTGTTAGAAGAAATAGATAAACACAAAACGCGCCAAGACTCAGTTGGTTCAAACGCCCGCCACCTTATCCGAACACTTGATAATCTTAGAGAAAGGGGAAATTTAGAAGAGGGCGTTCCGCTTAATGAAGAAAAGAATAGTGGAACACTGAGAGTTATATCATATGCATGCTTACAAAAAGTCGTTTTTCCGGCCGACTTAGATATGCGTATTCCAGATCATATTATTATAGCAACCGCCATGGCAGTACGAGGGAAAAGCAAAAATAAAACGATCATTGTTAGTCGCGATATCAACATGCGCGTTATTTGTGATTCGATCGGTTTAAAAGCTCAAGACTATATTTCTGAAGAAGTGGTAAATTCATCTGATGAATTATATACTGGGTTCATCATACACGCTGTGGATGAACAAATTATTGATCAGTTTTATGATGGTGAAGACATTTTTATCGATAAAGAAGAAATAGATGAAATATGGTTTCCTAACCAATATATAATGCTGGTCTCTAACTCAAATGAAAAGAAATCTGCGTTAGCCAAGTTCGAGAACCATCTCAAGCCACTTGGAAAAGTATTACACAAGCAAATACCGGATTGGAATATTAGTGCGCGCAACAAAGAACAAGCATTCGCTATCGATATGTTGATGGACCCCAATATAAAGATTGTATCTTTAATCGGCCGGGCTGGTAGCGGGAAGACGCTTATGGCTATAGCCAGTGGTTTGCAACAGACGATAGGTTTAAGAGCGGAGAACAACCACTATGACCGTCTTATCGTATCACGTCCCATCCAGCCGCTTGGAAAAGACATCGGGTTCCTACCAGGAACAATGGAAGAGAAGATGCTTCCTTGGCTGATGCCTATTCAAGATAATCTTAAGTTCTTAATGGGTGATAAAACATCCTTAGAGATGTATATGGACAAAGGTAAAATTGAGATAGAAGCTTTAACATACATCCGCGGCCGTTCAATTGCTAATGCGTTTATTATCATCGATGAGGCCCAGAATCTTACCAAACATGAAATAAAAACAATCATCACTCGAATTGGTGAGGGAACTAAGATTATTTTGACGGGCGATGTAGAACAAATTGATAATGTATATGTTAATGAAACATCTAATGGGTTAGTACATGCTGTAGAAAAATTCAAAGAATACGCGATAGCTGGTCATATGACGTTCCGAAAGGGAGAACGTAGCGAATTAGCTACATTAGCATCAAAAATATTATAGACATTAACATAAATATATGTTAATATAAACAAACAAGGAGAAAACATGTCTGAAAATATAGAAAAAATAATGACCGAAGAAGAAATCCACACAAACCCGCTTATTGGGATGACTGTAGAAAAGGACTCCGAGCTAAAAAGTTTTTTGGTTGAATATGTAGGAACAAAACTCGATAAGGATGAGGTTACAGTGCATATGATCTCGGAAGTATTAGCACACGACTTCCCAGAGTTTGCTTACGCCTTCGCCGAAGAAAACTTCATTAGAGGATATCAATTAGGACTTGATGATGCGTTTAAAAGACCTGAAACAGAAAAACCAAAATAATAGAAATTTTTATACTAATGCCGGCCTCCGAGTATATGTAGAAAAATCACCAATAGAAGAAGATATTGATTTAGAAAGAGTCATATCTAAGTATGAAAGCATTCTGGCGCCACATTTAAGGGCCGAGATAGAAATGGTTATAATTGGCTGGTTTAAAGAATTTGAAGAACGCTCTATTAGTGCTTTTTATGATTCTGGTACATTATTTATATCACACGCCCAAAGCAGTGAAGAAGATATTATAACTGATATGATTCACGAAACCTCTCATTCTATAGAAGTCGCTCATGGATATCAAATTTATGGAGACAAAAAAATAGAAGAAGAGTTTCTTACAAAAAGAAAACATCTCCATGATTTATTGTGGTCTATGGGATATAAGGTACCGCTATCTGTTTTTATGGAAACTGAGTATAATGAAGAACTCGATATGTTCCTTCTTGAAGAAGTGGGATACGAAAAATTAACGGGCATCGTGCAGGGTATGTTTATATCAGCCTACTCGCCAACATCATTAAGGGAATACTTTGCTACAGGATTTACTGATTTCTATTCAAACAGAAATCATAAATATCTTCAAAAAATAAGTCCTGCCTTATATGAGAAGCTTATTTTGTTACATGACAAAGAAAAGCTTGACAATCAATACTAAAATGGTTATATTATAGTAATATAACTGGAGGGAGGATGTCACACATATCCTACTCGGAACTCAAGGACTGGGCATTCTGCCCTTTTTACCACAAGCTCACACGCCTCGATAAGATCGATGGATTCAAAGGTAATGCATACACAGCCTTTGGAAGTGCTATCCATTCTGTATGTGAAAAAAAGCTTCTCCACGAAGCGGTCGATGATGACTTCTTTGTACAAGAATTCGAAAAGAACATAGAATCTCTTGACGACGATATCGAGGTTAATGAGAAATTAGTAAATGATATGGTGGGTCAAGGAAAGGAAATCATCCCTGAAATTGAGGACGCGCTTGCTGACTATTTTGAAGAGTTTGAAGTAATGGCAGTTGAAATGCCCCTTATGGAAACTATCGAGAACGATGATAAACTTTTTAAGGGTTATATTGACGCCGTCGTTGCCACTCCTGACGGAAAAATTCATATATTTGATTGGAAGACATGTTCTTGGGGTTGGGACGCGAAGAAAAAGAGTGACAAGCTTGTGACGTACCAGCTTACGTTGTACAAACACTTTTTTTGCCAAAAGATGGGGGTTGATCCAAAGGACGTCGAGACACATTTTGCACTACTTAAACGTACAGCCAAGAAAAACAGAGTTGAGTTCTTCAGAGTAACAAGCGGAACGAAAAAAACTGAAAATGCTCTTAAACTTTTGAGAACTGCACTGTACAATATTAAAAATAAGCGAAGCATTAAAAATCGCTTATCCTGTACCGGTGGGTATGGCTGTAAATTTTATAAGACAGAACACTGTCCATGAGGAAAAAATGAAAAAAAAGAAAATTCTGGTTCTAAGTGATCACCCGCTCTCTCCGTCCGGAGTTGGGACACAAACAAAATATATGATTGAGGCTCTGCTTAAAACAGGTAGATATAAAGTAGTGTGTCTCGGCGGCGCTATTAAACATCATGATTATTCTCCACAAAAGGTGAGTCCTTACGAAGATGATTGGGTTATATATCCTATCGATGGCTATGGCAATCATGAGACAATTAGATCTGTCTTACAAAAAGAAAAACCAGATGTATTATGGTTCATGACCGATCCTAGATTCTATGGTTGGTTATGGGAGATAGAGAATGAAGTAAGAGCAAATATACCCATGGTATATTATCATGTTTGGGATAACTTCCCAGCGCCATTTTTTAATGCGCCGTTCTATCAATCAACTGATGAAGTGGTATGTATATCAAAAGTAACCCATGAAATTTTAAAGGTTACAGCACCCGATGTTTCAAGCCAATACTTGCCCCATGCAGTTAATTATAGCATGTTCCATCCGTATAAAACAGCAGAAGAAAAAGCGATAACACAGACTATAAAAGAAAGAATTTTCAATGCATCAGAAAATTTTAAAAACCCTAACAAAAAAATCTTCTTCTGGAACAACAGAAACGCTAGAAGAAAACAACCAGGCACTCTAATTTGGTGGTTTAAAGAATTTTTAGACGAAGTCGGACACGACAAAGCAACTCTTTTAATGCATACAGATGCAAGAGACCCACACGGTCAAGATTTACCGCATTTAATAGAACATTTAGGCATCAGTGATGGGCAAGTGCTGCTATCAACTGAGAAAGTAAGTTCTGAAGAATTAGCAAACTTATACAATGTGTGTGATTATACAATTAATATTTCTGATGCGGAAGGGTTTGGTTTGGCGACGTTAGAGTCATTGTCTTGTGGAACTCCAATTATAGTTAATATGACTGGTGGATTACAAGAACAAGTAACAAATGGAAAGGATTGGTTTGGATGGGGCATCCAACCTTCTTCTAAATCTGTGATCGGATCTTTACAGGTTCCTTACATTTTTGAAGATAGAATCAGTAAAGAGGACTTTATTAATATTTTAAAGAAAGCAATAAATGTTAGCCCCAAGGCTTATAAAAGAATGTCAACCCAAGGCAATGCCCATGTTATGGAAAATTATAACTTTGAGGATTATGAAAAAAATTGGGTCAAAACTATAGACGATGTTATTAAGAAACACGGCTCATGGGAAACAAGAAAAAATTATAAACGTTGGCATCTGATGGAGGTTGCATGAAAAAGAAGATTTTATTTAAGGCGCCAGTTTTAACTCGCTCCGGATACGGAGAACAATCACGGTTTGCACTAAGATCTCTTAGAAGCAGGGAAGATATATTCGATATTTATATACAACCTTTACAGTGGGGAGCCACATCGTGGATTAATACGATGGACGAGGAGCGATTATGGATTGATCAAATAATCGAGAAAACAATCGCGTTTATACAGCAGGGAGGAAAATTTGATATGTCCTTTCAAGTTACAATCCCTAATGAATGGGAGAAAATCGCCCCGATCAATATTGGATACACTGCCGGTATAGAAACAACTAAAGTAGCACATCAGTGGATTGATCGTGGAAATATAATGGATAAAATTATAGTTGTTTCAAACCACTCGAAAAATACATTTAAGGATACAGTATATCAGGCCGTCAATGAAGAAACAAAAGAACAAATAGAGTTTCAACTGAAAACTGAAATAGATGTTGTAAATTATCCGGCTAAACAATATAATAATCTGCCAGAAATTGAATTAGAATTAAAACATGACATAAATTTTGTTTCAATAGCTCAATTAGGCCCAAGAAAAAATCTTCCAAATACAGTAAAATGGTTTGTAGAAGAATTTAAAGATGATGAAATTGGTTTAATTTTAAAAACTAATTTAGCAAAAAATTGTCACATGGATCGATTAAATGTTTTCAATCAATTAACGGGGATGCTGTCAAATTACAAAGATAGAAAGTGTAGTGTTTATCTGCTCCATGGTGACATGGAAGATGATGAAGTTCATTCCATTTACAGCCACGATAAAATAAAGGCACTTGTTAGTCTAGCTCATGGAGAAGGATTTGGATTGCCAATATTTGAAGCAACTTATTCTGGAATGCCAGTAATCTGTAACGGTTGGTCCGGACAGTGCGATTTCATATATGATGAAGAGGGAACAGCAGGATTTTACAGTGTGTCGTATGACATGAACCAAGTACAGCCAGAAGTTGTGTGGGATGGAGTTCTAATTAAAGAATCTATGTGGGCATATTCTAGAGAACACTCAGCAAAGAAACAGATGAGAGAGTGTTATAATGATATAAAAGATCAAAAAGAAGGAAGTATCGCTTTAAACTCAAAATCATTTGGAGCCTATACACAAGAGAGATTCTCGAAAGATAAACAATATGAAAAGATGGTTAATGCACTACTACCATTTATAGACTCTGAGGAAGACAAAAAGTGGCGTGATGTATTAGATCAAGTAGTGGAGTATGAGTAAGAAAGTAATATTTATCTCTGATTTCTTTATCAATGAAATCTGTGGTGGTGCCGAATTCTGTAATGATGCTTTAATTAATTCTTTAAAGCATCGTTTTACAATTAAACAACATAAATCGAAATCGATAACACCGGAGTTTATTCGTACCAATAACGATTGCTTTTTTATAATTGCTAATTTCTTTATGCTAACTGAACAATGTAAAGAAGAATTAGCTAATGTAACATATGTTATATTTGAACATGATCACAAATATATTAGGTCAAATAACCCAGCGCTGTATAAGAATTTTTTAGCACCAGAAAGTCAATTACAAAACAAACAGTTTTTTAAAAATGCATTAGCGGTGATATGTCAAAGCAAGAAGCACGCAGAAGTAGTACAGAAAAACTTATTATTAACTAATGTAGTTAATTCAGCTGGGAATATCTGGACCGACGAACAAATTAGTATATTAGAAGCTAATATCGATAATGAAAAAGATATAGAATACGCGGTTTTAAACTCACAAAACAGAAACAAAGGCATGCCAGCCGCAATTGAATACTGTAAAAGAAAATCAATTGAGTTTCAGTTCCTTAACCCAGCACCATTCGACGAATATATAAGAAGTATATCTAAGATAAAACATTTAGTATTTCTTCCACAATGGTTAGAATCATATAGTAGGCTAGCCATAGAGGCACGAATATTAGGGTGCAAGCTAATAACCAACGGCCTCCTCGGCGCTGCTAGCGAAGATTATTTTCAATTATCCGGCCGGGAACTATTGGAATATATCGTAGGAAATAATAATAGAATTATTAAAAACTGGACAAAACTAATTGAATCTGAGACAGCGATTTTTATAGAGCAAATAGAGCTTCCAAAAATAACGGTGTTTTGCCCCATTTATAATGCAGAAAAATATATTGTTAATTTCTTAGATGATATGAAAAGACAAACAATATTTGATAACTGCGAACTAATAATAATAAATGCGAATTCACCACAAAACGAAGATGAGCCTATCAATGCGTTTAAAAAGCAAAACAAAAATGTAGTATATAAGAAATTAAATTATAGAGCTACTGTTATGGAAACAGAAAATATGGCCATCAAAATGGCCAAGGGAGAGTTCTTTGCACAGTGCTGTGTCGACGACGCACACTCTATAGATTATCTAGAGACATTGGCCAAACATCTACACTTCGCGGAAGATATTGATTTGGTGTATGCTGACTGCTTACAAACTACACGCCCTCTTGAATCGTTTGAGAACAACTCTTCAAACGGAAAACTATATGAGCATTCTATCAATACGTTCTCCCGAGAAAACATGATTAAGTGTCTGCCCGGCCCCATGCCTATGTGGAAAAAAGAAGTTCATGCCAAGAGTGGATATTTTAATGAGGCCATGGCCCACGCCGGAGATTGGGATATGTTCTTAAGGATGGTCCTCGCGGGATCAAAATTTAAAAAGATTGATAGGCCTCTAGGACTTTATTATTATAACTCAGAAGGCTTATCAACTAGCCCAGAGTATTCTATGAAAAGAGGCCGCGAAGAGGCAAAGGTTTTTTTTGATAATAAAGAAATCTTTGGAGAACAAAATTATAAAAGATACGAAGAGTATTTTAAACAATTCTTAAAGGAAGAGACAAATGAGTGAGAGAAAATACCTACCCACACTATCAGAATTGATAGACCGATTATCGATCGCGCAACTTAAGGAGGTCTTTATACCAGACCATAAAGAAGAGTATGCGAGTGAAATATCAGACATTTTACATGATATAGACTTGACGCTTAAGGAAAAGGATGTTATAATAGATGGTAGAGCAATTAGAGCCCTCGTAGTATTATCACAAATGAACTTACACATTTGGCACAATGAGACAAACTATCGCAAGGGAATAAGTGAAGGAAACGACCTGGAGCTAACCCATGGTCTAAATGGTATTAGAAACATAGCAAAGAATAGGATTCAAGAGTTATCCGGCGGCAGAAAAGACTATAAGATTGATTGTTTAGCAGCCGATTTTAAGGATTGGGAGATTAGTTGGGATGAATAAAAATTTAACATTCAAAGAATATTATGAATATTATCTGACACTTCATAAAGATCCGCGAACCCGACGCTTACATATACTTGGCCAGGCCGCTACAATCGTATATGTCGCTGGTATTATTTATACAAGTCTCTGGCCCCTACTATTAGCTGCCCCTTTCGTTGTTTATCCATTTGCGTGGTCAGGCCACTTCTTTTTCGAAAAGAATACACCAGCCGCCTTTACACGCCCAATTTGGGCAAAAGCATGCGATTGGGTTATGCTTAAAGATATAATTACAGGAAAAATAGAACTATGAACATTTTAATTACCGGTGGCGCCGGATACATCGGCAGTGAATTGACACAATATCTCTTAGACGATGGGCACAAGGTCATTGCATATGATAATTTAATGTACGATCCCACATCGTTACTGAGATATACAAACAACCCTAATTTCTCTTTTGTAAAAGGAGATGTTAGGAACCTTGAGTTACTAAAGAAATATACCGAGAAAGCTGATATTATAATCCCCTTAGCTGCTTTAGTTGGGTTTCCTTTATGTGACAAAGATGTCCGTGGGGCGCACGAAATTAACCATGAGGTAAATGCTTGGATTGCAAAAAACAAATCCGTGGATCAATTAGTTATCTATCCGTGTACCAACTCTGGATATGGAACGAGTGCTGATGGCTCCGTGGTCACTGAAGAGTCACCCTTAAATCCTGTGTCTTTATACGGCAGAACAAAAGTAGCAGGTGAGCGTGAATATAGGAACGTTGAAAATCATGTTACCTTTAGATTAGCTACAGTATTCGGCCCCGGATCTAGAATGAGAACCGACCTGCTGGTTAATAACTTTGTTCTTAAAGCGCTTAGAGAGCGCGTGTTGGTTCTCTACGAATGTGAATTTATGAGAAACTACGGACATCTCCAAGATGTGTGCCGCGCTTTTAGGTGGGCTATTAACAATTGGGAAGTTGTCAAGAATGACACATATAATATGGGTAACGACTCGCTCAATATGAACAAACTTCAATTAGCACAAAAGATTCAAGAGCATCTTCCGCTAGAAATTATTAAAGCAGAATTCAACACCGATCCAGACACCCGCGATTATACAGTTAGCAGTCAAAAGTTTTATGACACAGGTTTTGAGTGTAAATATGATTTAGACGATGGAATTAAACAGCTTATCACGGCATATAGTATTATTGAATCTCCGTGGTACGCAAATTACTAGGAAAATTATGAGTAAAAAATTAGACGTCTTGTTCGTACATCCAAATGGTGCTCCTATCATTTATCAAGAATTGTCAAAGACATACTCCGCGATAGAACCCCCCATTTGGGCAGCTTTATTAGCTAACAATGCCCGGGCCAACGGGTGGAATACCCAGCTAATTGATTGTGAAGCAGAACAACTGAATGCTTCAGAATCAGCAGAAGTAATAGGATCCTACAACCCAAAATTAGTTGCAATTGTAATCTATGGCCAACAACCATCAGCCTCCACACAAAATATGGCCGGCACCCGAGCGCTCTTGGCAGAGATTCGGGCGTCACATGGCCATCTTAAAACTGTATTAATAGGTTTGCACCCATCAGCTGTATCTCGTCAAACATTATCAGAGGAACAAACTGACTTTGTATGCCAGGGGGAAGGTGTGCACACGGTTAATGCTTTGTTGAGTATCAATATGAATGATACCTCTCAATTGGCAACTGTGCCGGGTCTATGGTATCGAGAAGACGGCAAAATTAGATGTACTAAACCCGCCCCAATTATTGCTCAAGAGGCTTTAGAAAAAGAACTTCCAGGTATGGCGTGGGACTTGTTGCCTATGGACAAATATCGAACTTCTAACTGGCATGCAATGACGAATGGGAATGATAGAACGCCGTTTGCTTCTTTATATACTAGTTTGGGTTGTCCATTTCGTTGTAGCTTCTGCTGTATCAACGCCCCATTCGGAAACAATAATTTAGAGAATTGGGACACCGCCCGCAATAAGTTCAGATATTGGGATCCGGAATACATTATAAAGGAATTCGATCAGTTTCACAAGATGGGGATCCGCAATATAAAAATAGCAGATGAAATGTTCGTCTTATATAAAGATCACTTTATGAGGCTATGTGAATTAATACATGAGAGGGGATACGACTTCAACATCTGGGCCTACTCTAGAATAGATACAGTTAAAGAAGAATATTTAGAGACACTCAAAAAAGCAGGGGTTAATTGGTTAGCTCTAGGAATAGAATCAGGAAACACGGCAGTTAGAAAAGATGTAACAAAGGGAAAATTTACGGATGTAAATATACGTGATTTAGTTGATAGAGTACAAAACGCTGGTATTAGTGTAATAGGAAATTATATATTTGGGCTACCCGAAGATACGATCGAAACAATGGAAGACACCTTATCTCTATCAATGGAATTAAATTGTGAATTTTCAAATTATTATTCGGCCATGGCATACCCTGGATCAAAATTATATTTAGAAGCTTTAAAAGAAGGGTGGGAATTACCTGACACCTATGTGGGTTATTCACAACATTCGTATGAAACTCAGCCACTCCCAACTAATCATATCTCAGCAGCCGAAGTATTAAAATTTAGAGATGAATCTTTCTTAAAATACTATAAAAATCCAAAGTATCTTGATATGATAGAAGAAAGATTTGGAAACAATACTCGTAGTGGTATCGAAGAGATGACTAAAATTAAACTAAAAAGAAAAATCTTAGGAGATTAAGTGCTAACAAAAAAGGAATTAATACAATTTGAGACCAAAATGGCGACATGCTTTGACGACGCCATGATTCGCGCCCCCGTCCATCTTTACAACGGGAACGAAGATCAAATAATAAAAGTATTCAAGGATAACAATATTGGGCCAGAGGATTGGGTTTTATGTTCTTGGAGAAGCCACTATCAATGCTTGCTTAAGGGAGTACCGCAAGATGAGCTTAAGGCGGCAATTTTGCAAGGGCGCTCTATTTCACTTTGTTTTGCAAAATATCGCGTCTTTTCATCTGGCATTGTAACTGGGGTTCTCCCAATTGCAACGGGGATTGCTCTAGACATCAAGCGAAAGGCTGGTAAGAATAAGGTTTATTGTTTTATGGGGGAAATGACTTCCGAGACGGGTGTTGCTCACGAATGTATTAAATATGCCCGCAATCATGAACTTCCAATTCATTTTATTATTGAAGATAATGGCAAGTCAGTATGTACTGACACCCGGGCTACATGGAACCAACAGAAACTTACTTATGAAGATGTTAATGATGAATATATTACATACTACAAATACAAACTAGACAAATATCCACATGCTGGAGCAGGGAAGAGGGTCCAATTCTAATGGGAAAATATTTTGATGAACTAAAGAGAGCGATGGATTATCTTGGAGAACAAGAAGATACAATGTTTTTAGGACAAGCAGTTGCCTACAAGGGCACAGCGATGACTAACACCCTATCGGGAGTGCCAAAAGATAAATTATTAGAAATGCCGGTTGATGAAGAGATGCAGATGGGTATGACCAATGGTTTAGCTATCAACGGAACAATCCCAATTAGTATATATCCACGATGGAATTTCCTTCTGCTAGCGGTTAATCAGTTGGTTAATCATCTTGATAGGATGAAAGAGTTTTCTCACGGAGAATACATCCCGAAAGCAATCATCCGCGTCGGCATCGGTTCTGTGCGACCTCTGAATCCCCAAGTTCAACATACGGGGGATTTCACTCAGATCTTCCGCGGAATGCTGAGGAACACAGAAGTTATCAAATGCGAAGAGCCAGAAGATGTCTTTCCAGCTTACCACAAAGCATACAATCGAAGAGATGGGAAAAGTACTATAGTCGTAGAATATGGAGACTATTATGGAGAAAAGTAATCTTAAGGTCTTGTTCATAACAGAGAAATATTGTGATGCGGATCCACAAAAAGGTTTGACTAATAATTATCACAACTTGTTTAGAACTTTTAAGAATGCACTCCCAGAAGCAAATTTTAGTATCATTCATATAGATGAATATTCTATAGTCAAGAAAAAACACATCGATAGTTTTATACCAACTGCTGTAGATAAGGTTTCACCGGATGTAGTTATTTTTTCGCTACTTGGAAAGTCACACCTGAATCCGACTGATGACAGCTATGAATATATTAAGAGTAAGGGCTGCAAAACAGTCTTCATGTGGCCGGATGTGTTTGCAGGATGGGGAATCCCAGAAATTGAGGAGATGAATGAGAAGGGTTTCGCTGATTTACATGTGTGTTGGGGATCTGAAAGAAATACTAATAAACAATACGATAATTTAATTTGGCTCTGGGCTCCTCAAGACGAAACTCTTTACCACCCAATCGATTCATCCGAAAAAAGTATAAATACTAGTTTCTTGGGCAGCCCAAGATATGAAGAAAGACAAAGATATTTAACTCATTTGATAACTAATAAAATTCAAGTACATATAGGCGGAGGACAGAGAGAAGAAGGATTGTCAGCATCCCGGTATGCTGAATTAATGAGACATAGCAAAATTAGTTTGAACTTTCCAGGAGGTCCAGAGGGTAATGACCAATGCAAAGGAAGGGTCTGGGAAGTTTTGGCAACAAAGTCTCTTTTATTGGAAAGAACAAACGATGCAATAAAAAACTATCTAATACCAAATGTACATTACGTCGAATTTGACAACGAGCAAGACCTAATAGAGAAAATTAAGTACTACTTGGAAAACGAAAAAGAAAGAGAGTATATCGCTCAAAAGGGCTATGAGATTTATAAGGACAAATATAATGCAGAAGTATTCTGGAACACAATTATGGAGAAGTTAGGATGAGTTATAAATATGATGTATCCATTCTCATGCCAGCAATCAGAACACACCAATGGTTGATGTTATATGGAAGCTTATACAACGCATGTAGAGAGCATTCATGGGAGTTGGTTTTGGTGAGTCCGTTTGACTTACCACCGGAGATGACACATTTTGATAATGTTAAGTTAATTAAAGACTATGGCGCCCCCACCCGAGCGGCACAAATTGGTGCTATACAGTGTGAAGGCGAATTTATGTATCACTGTGTTGATGACGCAATCTTTTTACCGGATGTGATCGATGGCGCTATAAAATTCCTAAGAGAACAAAACAATAAAAAACTTGTTGTCAATATGAGATATAGAGAAGGCGCCCAATACGGCGGTGGCACTTTACCAGGACAATTTTGGCTAGCCCACTATCACGAAGAATTAAGGTTAGCCGGCATTCCAAAAGATTACAAGATTTCGTGCCACCACTTTATGAGAATGGATTATTTTAAAGAGTTAGGCGGTTGGGACTGCAAATATGAATATATTAATCACCCACTGCATGATCTTATGTTTAGAGTCCAAGCTGATGGGGGCAAGTTAGTCGATTCACCCATGGACGCCACAACTTGTAATCATTATGTTAATAAGACCGGCGACCACGCTCCGATTTATGATGCACAAACTTTTAGTGACAAACCAATATTTGATGCAATATACTCTCAACCCGGCAATGCCGCCGCCAGTAGAATACATATTGATTTAAATAATTGGCAACAGTCCTCTCCTATATGGAAACGTAGATTCAAATATGATGAAGAAGGTAACTTGCCTGAAAGTTATGATGACTTAGGATATAACAAATGAAAGTAGGAATTGTTGGAGTAGGCGTAGTCGGCGCCGCCTGCAAATTTGGATTTGAATTGGTGGGACATAACGTTTCAATCCACGATATAATTTATGATACGACACTAACAGATGTGCTAGACACAGAAATCGTCTATATATGCGTTCCTACCCCTCAAGCAGAGGATGGAGCATGTGACGTCAGTATAGTCCGCGAAGTCGTTCTAGAGCTAAAAGAACGCGGCTATAATGGTATTGTAGCCCTCAAGTCGACGGTTGTGCCTGGAACCACTCAATCGCTGCGAGAAGAAACGGGCCTGAATGTCTGTTTCGTACCAGAGTTTTTGCGAGAGCGCTGCGCCATCACTGACTTCACAGAGAACCATGATGTTTGTATAATAGGCTGCAGCGACGATAAAACATATGAGCTTATTAAAAGCTGTCATGAGCCGCTACCAGAAAAGTTTGTTAAACTGACACATGCGGAAGCAGAATTTTGTAAGTATTTCAACAATGTATACAATGCGATGTTGATTATTTTTGCTAATAGTTTTTATGAGGCCTGTAAGAATAATGGTGTTAATTATACGAATGTTAAAAACGCTGTGTCAAATAGAAAGCATATCCACGGCCATTACCTTGAGTGTAACGACAACTTCCGCGGTTTTGGCGGTATGTGTTTACCAAAAGATGTGTCAGCAATGGCAAAACTAATGGAAAGCACCACTGTTGATTTCTTTGAAGATCTTTTAGACGAAAATAGCAAATATAACATTACAGTGTTTGAAGGAATGAGAAAATGATCTCTAATCGTTATGGGTTTATTTTTATTCACACCCCCAAGACCGGTGGTACATCTGTGCTAACAGCCCTTCACGAAGATACAGACAGAGAATTCCACATTCATATGGAACAGGAAGTTTCCGGCGGCATTGCGGCCGTGCTCCCAGGAAAAAAAGATTTTCCTTGGTGGGGAGCTTGGACTCAACAACAAAGACAGATAGAAGAATTCTTAATGCGTAATGGTGTAACTAAACTTTTTCTTGATCCTGCTACAGCAGTTTTTAGTCACTCTGCCACGACGTCCAACGTAGGTAGAGGAAACATCAAACACTTGCCTCTTCAATATTGGGTTATGTTATTAGCAGATCAAAGATTACAATCCTATGGTAGTTTTTTAGAAAATTACGGAATTGTAGCCACATGTCGTAACCCTTACAATCGTGAATTTTCAAAGTTTATTTACACGCAGCGACCGGATATCTTAACTATGATTTCTTATTGTAAACAAAGAGGCTTCTCCAATGAACAAGTTTCGAAAAAACTACAAAGTAATTGGCGCCAGTGGGCTTCTATAAATTTAAGATCCACCCCTGATAGCAATAAAACGAATCTGCTCAACACCCAATGTGATTTTTATAGTAGTATAGATAATTCTCCCAATTTGCAATACTTCGGTACTGACAAACCTTTTTTTATTCGGCTTGAACACATGGAAGAAGATTATAATAAATTTTGTAAGATGGTAGGAATAAAAAGAAAAACTACTAAAATGCCACATAATCTGAATACCTCTGGTGAATTTAAAGAATATTTGCCTGACAATATATTAGAGTGGTATGTGGGAGAACCATTCAACTTAATTCACGAGTCTCGAAAAGAAGATTTTGAGTTGTTACCATATGAAAAGGAGGTTTAAAATGAAAAAGGTTTTAATTACAGGTAGCCAAGGTTTTATTGGCTCATATCTATGTACCGAATATTTGGACAAGGGGTATCAAGTTGTCGGCATTGATAACTTTTCAAAATACGGCCCAATCTCCCGCCCCCATGATAACCATGTAAATTTCGAACTAATTGAGATGGACATAATCGATGTAAAAACATCAGAGATTCCACCGACTCTAAAAGATGTAGATTACATTATTGCGGGTGCTGCTATGATCGGTGGTATTACATACTTTCACAAATATGCTTATGATCTGTTGGCAACAAATGAAAGAATTTTAGCCTCTACATTTGATCTAGCGATAAAGCTCAACAAATTTCATAGTTTGAGACGAATCGTAGTATTGTCTAGTAGCATGGTTTTTGAGAATACAACTGTATATCCAACTCCAGAGAGTGAAATTAAGACATGTGCCCCACCGCTAAGTACATACGGGTTTCAAAAATTAGCCGTTGAATATTTTTGTAAAGGAGCCTACGAACAGTATAAACTACCTTATACAATAATACGTCCTTTTAATTGTGTTGGTGTTGGAGAGGAAGACGCCATTGGAGAACATGAAGTTAAATCTGGAAACATTAAACTCATGATGAGTCATGTCCTGCCGGATATCGTTAATAAAATTATGAAGGGACAAGACCCTTTACATATCCTTGGTTCAGGCGAACAGATACGCTGTTACACAAATGGAAAAGACATCGCCCGAGGAATACGGATGTGCATGGAAAGTTCAGCCGCGATAAACGAGGATTTCAATATCTCAATATCTCAGCCAACATCAGTAATAGAGTTAGCTAAGGTAGTATGGGGTATTTTAAACCCAGGAAAAGAATTCACGTTTGTTTCTGATAAAGCATATGAATATGATGTGCAAAGGCGTATTCCAAATACTAATAAGGCAAAAGAAATGTTAGGGTTCGAGGCACAGATTGGTCTGATAGAATCTGTGCGAGAGGTTATAGAATATATGAGAGGTAAAACGTGAAAAAACCAGAGATATCACTTATATTACCGAGCATCAGAACAGAACGATTACCAAAATTATATGAATCAATCCTTAGTTCAACCAGTCGCGACTTCGAGTTAATAGTATGCGGCCCTAATCCATTACCAGAGGAGTTAAAAGAAGAAAAAAATGTCAAATACGTAAAGGATTATGGCTCACCAGTCCGTGCATCTAATATAGCTGCTTCTCTATGCGAAGGAGAAATATATACTTGGTTGGCAGATGACTGTCTATTTTTTGAAAATTCACTTGACACATGTATAGAAGCATATTATAATATGGGTGCGGCTAAAAACAACGTCCTCGTTGCAAAGTATTTCGAAGGACAAAACGGCTCCCTCGAACGGAGTACGTTACAGCCAGATAGCTATTTTAGAATTAATGGAACCCCCGCAGCTTCAGAACACATTCCAAATGACTGGTGGTTATTTAATATAGCTTTTATGAGATCTAATTTTTTTAATGAACTGGGTGGATGGGATTGTTCGTACGAGGGAACATGGGCCTCCCATGCTGACATGGCCATTAGAGCCCAATATCTTGGCGCCAACGTCAAGATGGCAGATATCCCATTATTTGAGTGTGACCACATGCCTGGTGGCACCGGAGACCACATGCCAATCTTTATTTGCCAACATGAACATGACGAGCCATTACTACAACAAAGATACAGAGATCCAAACTGGACTGTTAATATAAATCCAAAACTTAAACTAGAAAACTGGAAAAACGCACCTGCAGTGTGGAAGAGGAGATTCAAATAATGCATTACGACCTATCAATTTGCTTACCTGCCCACAGAACACATCTATGGAAAAGGTTATATGATACTGCAGCTGAAGCTGTTGGCCCAAATCATACTTGGGAAATGATCTTAGTTGGCCCCAATGAACCACCAGAAGAGCTAGCTAAGAAGAATAACTTTAAATTTTTTAAAGATTACGGTACTCCATCTCGTTGCGCTCAAATAGCAACAACTTTAGCTGAAGGAGAACTAATGATGTGGGGCTCGGATGATGGATATTTTCTTAAGGATTCAATTGGTGAATGTATTGAAATACATAAAAATCTACCATTTAAGGATGCAATAATTATAAAATATGCAGAAGGTCGTGATATTAGCGGAAAATGTCCCGAAGATAGCTATTGGACTGCTTGGACTCACCCGGACTTACGTTTGCCAGGAGTTCCAAAAGACTATAAAATAACTCTTTTAGCAATGTATAAATTAGAATATTTTAGAGAATTAGGTGGCTGGGATTGTAGGTTTGAACATTTAAATATGAATACACATGATTTATCCTTTAGGGCTCAGCGAAATGGAAGTAAAATACACTTCTCTCCAAACCTCGTCCTAACATGTGATTGGAACCCAAATGAGGGCGACCATATACCAGTACAACAAGCTTATCATGCCAATGACGCACCCCTGTTTAGGAATATGTATATGCAAGATCAATCGGAAAGAATCAAAATTGATTACTTTAATTGGGCTAAAAGCCCACCGGTTTGGAAAAGAAGATTCGGAGAAGAAAAATGAAAACCATCTTAGTAACAGGTGGCCGCGGCCTAGTAGGATCTGCTATCCGCAGCATCAGCACCTTATATCCACAATATAACTTTGTCTTTTCAGGACACAAAGAACACGATCTGACTGTTGAAGAAGACGTAAAGAGATTATTTGAAGAGGTTAAACCAGCTTTCGTAATCCATGCGGCGGCGCGCGTTGGAGGAATAGGGAGAAACTTAAACTCCCCAGCGCAACAATATTACAGCAACATTTTAATGAATGCGTTTGTAATACACCACGCTCAGTTAAATGGAGTAGAGAAATTATTAGCATTCTCATCAGTGTGTGCTTTCCCAGCCGGCTCCAAAAACATTCACGAAGACATCCTACACGATGGAGAGCCATATCCTGCTCATTACTCTTACGCGTATTCCAAGAGAATGGTAGATGTCCAGATCCAGGCATATAAACAACAACACAAAGTTAATTATTGTTCTGTGATCCCGGGAAACATCTTTGGTGAGAATGATAACTTTAATTTAGAAGATGGCCACGTAGTTCCATCATTGGTGCGAAAGTGTTTTCACGCAAAACAGACAAATACTCCACTGCAAGTATGGGGTGATGGAACACCATATCGCGAGTTCTTATATGCTAAAGATGTTGCAAAAGCTTGTATAGAATTAATAGAAAAACCAGGCGAACTTCCGCTGAGAGTCATTGTCTCCGGACAAGAAGAAACACAGATTAAAGACCTAGTGAAATTAGTTTGCGATGCCACAGGTTATCACGATGTTGAATGGCTAACAGATAAGCCTAACGGACAGATGCGCCGACCAACAAACAAAGATGTTTTTAATAAAGCACTTCCAGATTTCGAATATACAGATTTAGAGACCGCTATGAAAAACACCGTAAATTGGTTCGAGGAGAACTACCCAAACGTGAGACTATGAAAAAAGCTTTAATTACAGGAATAAATGGCCAAGATGGCTCATACCTAGCAGAGCTTCTTTTAGAGAAGGGATATGATGTGCATGGGATCGTTAGAAGGAACTCAATACCAGAGAATCAAACAGCCAGGATCCAACACATATATGAAGATATCAAAAATAATTTATATCATGCTGATGTATGCGATATGTCTTCATTATTATCTATAATTAATAAAACAAAGCCTGATGAAATTTATAACTTAGCAGCCCAAAGCCATGTTAGAATTAGTTTTGATCAACCAAGCTATACACTCGATACAATTGGTACCGGAACACTTAATTTATTAGAGGTTATACGCTTGGTCAGTCCGGATACTAAACTATATCAGGCCTCAAGCTCAGAGATGTTCGGAAATTCCATAGATCCGGACGGATTTCAACGTGAATCAACACCAATGAATCCGGTAAGTCCATATGCTTGCGCCAAACAGTTGGCCTATAACCTCGTAAGGTGCTATAGAAATTCATATAATTTATATGCATCAAACGGCATTTTATTTAATCATGAATCACCCCGCCGCGGCGGCAACTTTGTAACCAACAAAATAGTGATTGGGGCTGTAAAGATAAAAAAGGGATTGCAAGATAAATTGGCGTTAGGAAATTTAGACTCCACAAGAGATTGGGGACATGCGAAAGATTACGTTAAAATAATGTGGCAGATTATGCAGCTGGAGCATCCCAGTGATTATGTGTGTGCAACAGGAAAGTCTCATTCAGTCAGAGAATTTGTAGATCTTACTTTTAGTAAGTTAGATCTGGATTATAAGGACTATGTTATCCAAGATCCTCGATTTTTCCGCCCTAACGAATTGCATGACCTGAAAGGAGACACCGCTAAACTAAAAGAAGCAATAGACTTAAAATTTACATATACATTTGATATAATGATAGATGAAATGATTGATTATTGGATGGAGAAACTATAAATGGTTAAATTAAACCTAGGTTGTGGAGATAGAAAAATCCATGGGTTTATAAATGTTGATGCGCGCGAAGATGTTTCACCTGATGTAATATGCGATGTGACTAAAATACATGAAAAATTCAGAGATGCAGACATTATATATGCATGCCACGTATTAGAACACTTCCCAACAAAACCATTTACATTCCAAAAAATCACATGGGAAGAAGTGCTGCTTAGTTGGTTTCTGGCTTTGAAGCCTGGTGGAAAACTCAGGGTTTCAGTCCCTGATATTCGGGCTGCTTGTGAATATTATTTACGAACTAATGATTTTGAGAGCGTAAGAGCGTTTTTTTATGGAGGACAAAAATATGATTTTGATTTTCATTATCATGGGTGGTCTGAAGAAACACTTACAAAGGCACTCAAGAAAATTGGTTTTACGAAAGTAGAAATATATGATTGGAAGACAACTGAGCACTTTTATATTGATGATTATAGCCAAGCATATTTGCCACATATGGATAAAACAAATGGCAAGCTGATGAGCTTAAACATAGAAGCAACAAAATAAGGAAATTAAAATGGACATTACTTACCCGCTAGCAAAAGAGACTATCAATGATGAAGATATCAATGCACTTTGTGATTGGTTGAAGGGTTACCCTCGCCTGACCAAAGGTGATCTTACATGGAAAGTAGAAGAGGACTGGGCGAAATACATAGGAACCTCCTATTCTGTTTTTAATAATTCAGGATCGTCCGCCAATCTACTCATGGTCGCGGCAGCAGTACAATGCGGCCGCATCGCGAACAAGAAGATCGTAATCCCTTCAGTCGGCTGGGTTACCACGGTAGCCCCGGCGATGCAACTCGGTTTAGAGCCAATAATGTGCGGCGCCGATCCAGAGACGTTTGGTATGGATTTAGACCAACTTGAGGCAATATGTGAAGAACATAACCCTGACGCCGTGATGTTCGTCCAGGTATTGGGAGTACCCCACCATAAAGAGCGTCTGCTGGCTCTTAAAGAGAGATATGGATTCACCCTCTTAGAAGACGCCTGCGCCGCCCTGGGAGCATCCTACAGCGATGGAACAATGGTGGGAACTATTGGAGAAATGTCGACATTCTCATTCTATTTTGGCCACCAGTTATCAACCATTGAAGGTGGAATGGTTAATACTGATGATAAAGAACTATATGATATGCTATTAATGCTCCGGAGCCATGGCTGGGCAAAAGATTTAGACGAAGAAACACGCAATAAAATGATGACTGACCATGGTATTGATGACTTCCACTCCCCATTTACCTTTTTTATCCCAGGATATAATCTGAGATCCACCGATCTTCAAGCATTTTTAGGAATAAGACAAGTTGAAAAGGCCGAATGGGCAGCAACAAACCGAAATACCAACCATAAACTATATGCAGAAAAACTAGAAGGGGTGGTAGAATTTCAAAGATGGGGTGAGAATAATCCTGTTTCTATCTCTTTCGGAGCCCTCGCAAGGAGCACAACACAAAGGAAAGAAATAGTAGATAGATTGGTAGAGAATGGTATAGAGACAAGGATCTTCAGCGCTGGAAACCTTGGCCGCCACCCATTTTGGACTGATAAATACCCAGTTTTTAAAGATAGGGTGAGTGATAAAATACACGCGTGTGGATTCTTTTTGCCTAACTATCCTGAACTAACTGAAAAAGAAATTGACTTTATTTGTAATGTTGTTAAAGGAGTTTAGTGCGTATCTTGGTCATAGGAGAGAGTTGTAAAGACATTTACCAATATGGTGATTGTGTAAGACTGTGCCCCGAGGCGCCAGTCCCTGTTTTTAGAAGCGGAAATCTAAAGACTGAGAACCCAGGAATGGCGAAAAATGTTTGGCGGAACATAAAATCTTTAGTAGATTTTGATGTCGATATAGAGACTAATAAAAACTGGCTTAGTATCACTAAGACTAGATGCGTCGATAATAGAACAAATTATATCATAGTCCGCATCGATGAAGGAGATGATGGCTACTCTCGGTGTGATGTAAAAAGTATCGAGTACCATAAATACGATGTCATAGTTATATCGGATTACAATAAAGGATTTTTAACAGAGTCAGATATCGAATATGTTTCCAATCAACACTCGACTACTTTTTTAGATACGAAAAAGATACTCGGAGAATGGTGTAAAAAAATCAAGTTCATTAAAATAAATGAATTTGAATACGAGAGAACAAAGCACAAATTGACACCAGAACTAATCGAAAAGATGATAATAACTCTCGGCCCCAACGGAGCAAGACACCAAGGCATCGGATTCCCAGTACCAAAGGTAGAGATAAAAGACACTTCAGGCGCCGGCGATACGTTTGTTGCAGCATTAGCCTCGTCTTATGCGACAACAAAAGACATTTTTAAAGCAATTGAATTTGCAAATGAAAATGCTACTAAAGTTGTCCAGCGAAAGGGCGTAAGTACTATATGACTAAAGCTGTCTGGACCAATGGATGTTTTGACATATTACACCGCGGCCACATTGAAATGCTTCAATATGCTAAATCTTTGGGCGACTGTTTAATAGTTGGAATTGATTCAGATGCAAAAGTAAAGTCAGACAAGGGCGTAGAAAGGCCATATAACAATGAAATAGATAGAAAATTTATGTTGAAAGCAATAAAATTCGTTGATGAGGTGGTTATATTTGATTCGGCTATTAAGTTAGAAAACTTGATAGAAAACATAGCACCATATTACATGGTTATAGGATCTGATTGGAAAGGAAAAAAAGTTGTAGGACAACAACATTGCAAAGAGCTTAAATTTTTTGATAGAATCAGTAGCTATTCAACAACAAATATACTGGAGAATAATAGATGACATATGTATTTGATATTGATGGCACCTTATGTATAAAAGATGCGTCAGCGCCTTATAACGACGCTTCGCCTCTACCTCAGAGAATTAACATGGTGAATAATTTATATGATGCCGGCCATACTATAATAATGCAAACCGCCCGCGGAATGGGAAGACATAATAATAACCAACAACTTGCAGTACAACAATTTTACGCGCTAACGGCGGAACAACTTAAGGATTGGGGAGTTAAATATCACCTTTTATTTTTAGGAAAGCCGGCAGGAGATATTTATATAGATGATAAGGGGATTAAAGATGAAGACTTCTTTACCGATGATACACGTCAATAAAGGCTGGGGCTGGGAACGATGGGTTGTTAACAATGAGGAATATTGCGGAAAATTATTATTCTTTAATAGTGGGAAAAAGTGCTCATGGCATTACCACAAATTAAAAGACGAAGTATTCTATCTACAATCTGGGAAAATGATGATATACTATTCAGATGAAGATGATTTATCTGAAGCGATACAACTGGAATTAAACCCAGGAGATAACTTTCATGTATATCGAGGGCTTAGGCATCAAATGCTAGCCATAGAAGATTCAGAATTATTTGAATTTTCAACACAACACTTTGATTCAGACAGCTATAGAATTTTAAAAGGAGATTAAAATGCAATTATCAAATCAAGCACTGGGAGCAGTAATGATGGCCTTACAGGAGTCATTATTAAACCAATTAGACATAGTACCAATTCTTAGAGGATTCGAACTTGAAGAAACAACGGAAGGCCTAATTGTTAAAAATCCACCAACCGTCAGAGTTACAGATCAGAGCGAGATCACAAAAGAAGACTTATTGAATAGAGTAAAGTAAGCATGCCTAGATATCACTATAAGTGTAATCTGTGTGAAAGTGAAGTAAGTGTGATCCATTGTTTTGATGATGTATATACTGAATGTGAAAAATGTGAAAGTACAGGTTCAATGCACAAGATGATAACTCGTCCTAATATAAAAGTTAATAATAATGATTATTATTCTAACAAGGTTGGCAATTTAACAAAAGAATATATTGAAATTAATAGAGAAATATTAAAGCAACAAAAGAGCGAGACAAATGAGTCGACTTGAAATAATAACATCTATACTTTTAGTTATATCAACAATATTTAGTGTCGGTATGCTTGTTTATACAAGGACAGTAATAGTAAAACTGTTGTCTGTATCAGAAGAATTAGGAGACTTGCAGGAGATGATTAATATTTTCACCAACCACACTAGAGATGTTTATGAAATGGATATGTTTTACGGTGACGAAACACTTAAAGGGTTGCTTGAACATGCAATATCCCTGAACGAACATATGGCTACATTTGAATATATCTATAATTTAACAGAAGAAGCAGAAGAAAAGGAGACAGATGAAGCAGACAACAGAGCCGCTCAAGAAGAAGCGTAAGAAAAATTATTATTTCACCAAAGATCATGAAGACGCAATAGTACGATACTCAATTACTAATTGCAAAAAAGAAAGGACAGATTTATATGTAAATTGGATCCAGCCGGCATTCAACGAAATGGTTGATAAAATTGTTTTTACGTATAAATTTACTAATTTGCCAAATATAGATTATCTTAGAGATGAATGCAAAATTTGGTTAATGACAATTCTTGATAAATATGACCAATCAAAAGGCTCCAAGGCCTTTTCATATTTTAGTGTTATCACGAAGAATTGGTTTATTCATAAGGTTAAAAAACAACAAAAGCGCAACAGAAGAGAAATTGATTTTGGAACAATATCAAAGTCATATGAAGAACAATACTTATCTACCAACGAATCATATGTAACCGAGAGAGAAGAACAAGAATTTTGGGATCTCTTCTATAATGAGTTAAAATCATGGGATGCAGCCCAGATGAAAGATAATGATTTGAGGGTGTATAAAGCTATAACCATACTTTTTGAGTCAAAAGAAGATATTGAAATTTTTAATAAGAAAGCTATTTATCTGTACCTGCGAGAAATTACTGGATTAAACACCAAGCAAGTGGTAAATTCACTAAAGAAATTTAGAAAGAAGTACTCTAATTTCAAGCAAGACTGGGAGAGCGGCGACTTATGAAAAATAAAAGTATTGAGGACTTAGTGGATGAAGCACTTACAAACATCCGTAGTGATAGAAAAATTACTAGGGAATTCCTTAATGATATTGCAAACACTTTGGCTAATGACACGGAACAATTAAAATACCTAAGTCCGGTAGCAGCTAAACATATAGAAACGCTTCAAAGATCCAATGAGCAATTAGTTAAGATTATTAATATAAGACAGAAAAAGTCCGACGAAAGCATAAGGTTTTCAGACGAAGACACAGCTAACTTGTTCGATATAATACAGGGTGGAGTAGATGAGCGAAACCCAGAATGAGTAAGACCTTTATTGATCCAGAGAGTGTATTAGCAGATCCTAAAGGTGCGTTCGATATGTTCTGTCAAGCAGCCAAATCGGTGGCCCCCTTTGATCTGCTAAAGAACCCCGGTTATCGCAGCGCCGTCGTGATTCGGGGCGCCCAAACTCTCAATCATGCCGAGGCCTCTGGACTGGGGTTGGTTCCCGTGTCTGGTTCATCTAGAATCGCTGCTTTTTCATATATAGCAAGGTTAGAATCAGAGTGGTGCGAACATTGGCTCCTGCCAAACCCTTGCAGCCCGGGATCATCAAATTCGATTTTTACAGATCTCGAAGCCTCCCACATAGTGGTTGTAGGCCACACAGATACACAATACGGAGCTTCAATTAACATAAACACCGGCGATTTTGTTGATATAAATTTAGAAAAGGGAGTTCATTTAAATAATCTTCAAAAAGCACGCCACGCTGGCATGTCAAAACGAGGTAAAAATATATCAAGAAGTTATAGTTGCCCGGATGCATCAGGCGGAATCGCGGGGGCATTCAATGGCCTCCCCCCAGCAACAGTCCCTCCCTCCCCATCTCAACTCGCCTTCCTAGCAAAATTGACTGCTATACTACTCACGGATTATAACTGGCCTCCCGCAATAGTTACAGGATGGACCAGATCAATAGAAAAACAAATATCTCTTATGGTGGGTAAACCCCAGTCGGAGGTTATAAGTACATATGGCCCGACCGCCGCTGGTCTAGTACAAAAAGCCCGCCATGGCAACAACACCCCCCTCGCGGAATATATAAAATCCCACCCCACGAGCTTTAACCACACTACCGGCCTCGCTTTAGATCTCCGGACTAACGATCACATAACAGACGACGAGTTAAATAAGTTAATAGATGCGGTGATCAAAGCCGGCGGAAGACCGGTCTTAGAGCCCACGTCCACCGGATGTTTTAGCAAATCCGGCCGCATGAGCAGGGGGGATACAACTCGACTTGGCAACCCCGGCCAAGGCATATGCGGCAAGCCTAACCCAGAACACCTACATGTGACAGTGCCTAAAGTTACTCCACCAGTTACATAAAACACCCTAAGTAAATTATGCCAAAAAAGAAAAAAGCGTTCGTTAAACCAAAATACACTGAATCTGAGCAACTACTGTACGACAGGCTGAAAGCAGTTCGTGATAAGTCCGCAGCCACATATGCTTCGGAAAATTCGGTCTTCGAACCACTCGGTGAGAGTGACCCAGGAGGAAACCCAGAATTTTCGGATTGGTTAGGCGATGACTCATCACAATCAGATGAAGAAAGGGCAGATGCAAACTCAGCATATTTAAACGAAACCTCACCGACCGGCGAAAATATACAAGCGATACCAAGCAATTCCGGAATCTATCACACTGTGGTTCCGATGAAGGATTTGAGCTTCAAAATCGCACAAAATGAATCTGTTATGAAACATGGGGGATGCTATATTACGATGGGCACTGATCGCCCAACCACAGTAATGAGTGGGTATGGTGCAAAGGGATTTCAAAACGCTAGCACAATTGACTTGGTTGTAGGTAGGGCCGCCGGCTCTAGGGGAACAGACGGCCCCAAAGAAGGAGCGGTGGTAGATAACAACCCAGTAGCGGATGCTGCAAGAATTTATATAAGCCAATTAACTGACATCGATGTCAATTTTGGCCTCGCTGAATCGGTGTCTGGAGTAGCAACCGGCGGTTCCGGAATAGCAGTAAAGGCAGACGATGTTCGAATAATAGGAAGAAGAAGTATTAAAATTGTGACTGGAAAGACGCAGGGCGCCCGCGGGTCCGGCCCCCACGGCGAATGGACATCATTAGGCTTTTCGATGCACCAGCCAGCGCCCTCAATTGAGCTTCTAGCAGGAAATACATCACAAGAAAGAGTAGTATGGGGCGGCCTTTATAATCCGATAGAGAAGATCTCTACTGTCCAGAGAGCTTGTTTGGGCTCTAACACCCGCGATGCCCTAGCAGAATTAAATAACACTGTAGGAGAATTATGGAGTGCTGTATTTAACTTAGCTCTTATTCAGTCTGGCTTTAACTCTATTGTAGGTGTTGACCCTGTGAGGCCATGGGTGGCCGCGGCAGCCCCAACAGTTGGAATCGCAGCCCTACAATATGTGTTAGACAGTTTATGGCATACCAAAGTTAATGCAATATTGTGGGATTTGAATTATCTAACGCCCTATGGATATAAATTTATTTGTAGCACAAATGTTAAACTGTCGTGAGCATATTAGTTAGTGAGAAAAAGTAATGGCGAATGAATCAAAATTTTTAAAATGGCAAGACGAAGATCATGATGGTCTTATAGATGTATGTGATGATGTAATTGATGTTGAGGCAAATAAATGCTTAAATTGCTCTCCCAATCCGACAGCCATCAAAGTAGATTGGAAAAAGAAAACAGTAGAAGAGCCGTTCTTAAATGAGAGAACATGTGAATATCAAGTAACAGTTGTCACACCCTATACAACCGTAGTTGATGAATCATTGATAGGTTCTGAAGATGAAAGCTCTCAAGAGGTGATAGACTCTTTGAGAGACAGATATGAAGAATTTGTAGATGATGTTATTGAGTCTTTAATCGTTTTTTACGATAAAGAAGATAGTGGAGCATCAAGAACAAAGATAAAAGAAGCAATAAAGTATAGTAAGTATTGGCTGGATCCCCGTCCCAACTCACGACTTAAACTACTCTTTTCGGTTCCGTTCGACACACTGTTTGATATAGGCCCATATAACTCAGAAGATGAATATGAAGAGCCAAAGCCAGGAGATATCACAGTCTCCTACAACGCCGGAGATTTATCCACAAAAATGATTAGAATCCGGAAGGGATTGAATCTTTACGGACGATACCTAAAAGTATATCGAGCTATTGATGGGGGTAATTTATTCTTCAAGGAAGACAACAGGATCTTCAACCTCGAAGACTATGGAGACTCCACACTTTTTACAAGCTCTATCATGTCAAGCTTGATAGATTACTTAAACTCGTACTTAGAATCAAAAGGTCTTAATCTACCGGGCGTCGGCGGCATAATGTTTTTTGCCGACAAGGTCACAAAATTAGAATTTAAATTTAATAATTACCAGCCACAGTCGTTAAAAGTGTGGACTGAATCTTGTGGAGAAAAACCGAAGTTTTATAATAAGAAAAGATTAAGAGGATTTATAAAATCACCGCCATGGAAAGATAAAACAGCAGTCGCATATTTCGTACAATTATACCAGATGGAAGCCTCACTGTCCGCGAGATCCCAAATACCATGGGAAGAATTTGTAATACAATACACATATCCAACAATTTATTCTTCACTTAAAACAGAAGAGGAAGAAGAATCCAGACAGGTGATGGGTTGTATAGGCGAAGCGCTAGAACAAGAAGCAAAAGAACTTGGTCAGGATATCTTAGATGAAGTGTTTGACCTCGGAGACGCAATTGCCTATAAATTCAGAAAGAGTATTTGCCAATCAGAAAATTCAGAATCGAGACAAGATAAAATAAATGTTGGTTTAGTATATGATCCAGACACCAACACCAGACAAAATATCTTTGCCATGGCCCAAATGCAAGCACTTAAGGAGTTAGACGAAAGCGATCAGATATTTACTCAAATGTGCGCTAAAATCCTGGCATCCATGACTCCCTTTGGTTCAGTACAGAAGAAGATGGATCAACTGTGGGAGTTTGGGTTCGAAAGAATAAAGGCATGCGGACTTCTTGATTTGTTACTGGATGCTATCAAATGTTTGATGGGGGGTCTTACGTTTGAAGAAGCCATGGCTAGCATGATCAAGAGCGCCCTTAAATCAATGTCGATCGAAAACTTCGGAGATTTATTTGTAGGAATCCCTCCCGAAAAACAAGATGAACTCGACGCGTTAGTTAAAAAGAAATTAGAGTCCGGTGATATTTTCCCAGAAGGTAGCACAAATCAACAAATTTCAAATATAATGGCCTCCGGCACCTCATACTCTAAGCCATGGGAAATCCAATCTGTAATAGACCAAGAGAGAAACAGTAAAAAGGAGGGCGCGTATGAGGGTTCAGTAGCTCCGCCGGCCTCTTATTCAAAAGAAGCAGCGGAGTCATCAACCGCGACCAGAAGGACACTGGCTCAACAGTTTGATGTAGCCGGCAACGCCCAAGATGAATTATCGCCTGATATTGTTATGGAAGCATATGTAATGGCGTTGATAGAGGTGTATTCTGACAATCTGTTAGCATTGGTGGATGAACTTAACAAGTTCCCGGGCGCACAAATAATAGCCGGCATAATAGCAATGTTAGATTGTCCGATGCCGCCTCTGTTTAATCCCGATCTGCTTAGTTTTATTAAGGATATCGAGCTACCGTTTTGTCGTGACATGTCAGAGATTAGAACAATTAGAATGGAAAATCCATTTACTTGGATCCCAAAATTAAAAGATATAATGAGCGCGCTGTGGGAAGCAATAAAATTTGCTGTTCAGCAGCTTATTATGGCAATTGTTTTAAAATTGATGGTTAAAATATGTCAGATAATTGGAGACGCAATCTGTAAGGCGCTAGAAACAACAGGCAAATTAGCCGCCGCCGTACCGGCGGTGTTACAAGGGAGCACCACTTTTAAGGAAGTTGTAGGAGACGCTATCTGCGGACCATTAGCAGATGACGCACAAGTAGAAGATACTATGGTTGAAATGATGGCTTCTATGGGGGCCGGCTCAGCCGCCTTAGCCAATCGCGATCAAGTATTAAGATTCACAGAAGATTTATCTTCCTCTACCACAAGGGCAGAGCTGATAGAAGGTTTTCTCGGAAATCCATCACAGGATTTGATAGATATCGGGACGCAACTTCTGGAGTTTGAATATCCAGAATTGGGCGAAGCTATGCCCACCCCACAATCATTTGGAAGATTTATCACCAACGTTGGTAATGTAATGCCGGGCGATTTTAAAAAACAACTAAGAGAAATGTTAGATGAATCCCCGGAACTTGAAGGCCTTCCAGCAAACCCCACATTATGTGCAACTCAAGAGCAGATAGACAACTTTAATGAGTTACGTTGTACTCTATTAGACGGCCGCGCCACAAAAGAACAGTGTGAGCAAATGTTGGCTGATAATAAAAGTGATCTATTGGACGATCTATCATCTCTTGGAGATGTACTTCAAGGAGGCATACCAAATTATATCAGTAGTAATATGCCACCGATAATCTCGCAGCCTGGATGTGATGACGGATTATTCCCACACATGCCAGAAGCAATAAAATCTGCCGGCAGTCAAGTTCTTAAGAATGATTTGGAGATGCTTAAAATAGACTTTGCCAAGGACATGTTGGGGAATGGTGGTCTTTTTGCCGGCGATGACGATTGGGGATTTATGAATATGGTATTATCGGATACTGAAGGAAACCCCTTGACCGCTCATTGGAGGAAAGCACATAATAATAATGATTATGTAAACTTTGCAACAAATGCGCCCAACGGTGGTTCTGCCTCTCAAGGATTTTGGGCATCATTTCAAAAAAATAAATCATTTCCACAACAACACGGACAGTTCCCAACGTACGTGGGTTCATGGTTAATGCGCCAATTCTTGGTCGCCGGCGAAAGTGATAATATGCCTCCAGCCGACTGCGGGGAAGGGCCAGACTCTGCAATGACAATGGCCTATGCGACCGATCTGTCAAGCGGTTTAGAATTTAATTCCAAAAATGATATTTCAACTGCGCGAATATTTAAAAAGAGCTTTTCAGACTTAGGGTTTGATATGTTTTTTGGTGGTGGTATAGATCTCTTCATGCTTCCTGATTTTGGTTATAACACAACATACGATACAAATTTAGTAACTGAACAGGTGATCATAACACGCGAACCACGCAAAGCAAACCCTGACATTTCTTTAAAATATAGAGACAATGCGGCAGGGTACCGCTCTTCGCCCAGATCTGATGATCGTACCTCTAACCCTAACTATAGTTATGGGTTTAACGTTAATTTATACATATCTGATATAGCTGAGGTTCAAGAAGAATACGAATACCGCGTACGAGAATTAACACCGGAGGAAATGGAAGAGCTTAGTGTGGGGGATCCATCGGATCTAGGAGTAACTGCAATTGCAACCCGCGGCACCGGGGTCTATGCAAGCCGACCAGATGATAGCGCGCGAATAAAAATAACCGAGTATATCAACCAAAGGGCCGCGGTACAATCGCCAGAATCAGAATTAATTACACAGGAACCATGGATCCAGGAAGTCATCCCAGTACCAGACTGGTTAGGTAATATACCGGTTGTAGGCTGGGCCATGGCCGGCCTACTATCACTTATTAACGTTAGTTTTTCGTTATTATCAGTGATGGTCGGGGCGGTCTTACCAAGCTTCGAAGAAAAACAAATTATTAAAAATAGAAGATATGAATTTTTATCTGTTGATGATGGGTTAGAAGACATCGACATGTCGCTATATCCAAATTTTGGTGCGTGCTTCGAACAAACCCGCGAATATATCCCACAAGTATCATTATTATCAGAGATGGTATCTAGTAGCCCATCATCTGGCACTCTCTATGAATCAGACGCAAAAAACGAGCATGATTTATGGATGACCAAATTTTTTAAAATGTTTTCCAAAGAAATCGGCGAGAACCTATCCGGATGGAAATACGGCGCCCAATACGACTCTCTTACAGCGGCCGATGCTGAGTACTTAATTCCAGAAGGCCAGAAAGATCAAGGAAGCTTATATTCAGAAGGCGAACCAATTTGGGATGATGAACTTAATCCCCCCGGTTACCGCGAAGCAGAAAACGATGATATGTTAATGGGGGTCAGCCGAGATCAATATAGAAGAGGAGAAGATGCAAGAGTAATGTATCTTGATCCAAATAAATACGGTGGATCACATACTCGCCCACCAATATATGTTAAACCACTTAAATATGATGGCTGGTTAGGATTAGTAAATGCGCTGTTTCCTGAATATACTCCGTGTAAGCCACACAACACCGATATAATTGATTTTGGAGAAATACAAGACAGGATAACGGACTTATACTCTAAAATACCTGATGACCCAAGATTAAAATCAGATCCAGAATGCGCTGTTGAAGTACCATACAATAGAATTCTAGACCGTCCAGCCCGGGCAGGCATGGCAGGTATTATTGAAACTGCGATTCGAATATACGCGACTGTACATTTTTTCAAATCGATCGCAACCTTCTCTAAAATAATGCCTAAGTTCCCTGATAACTTTAGTTCATTATACTCTTCCTATATTGTAGAGGTAATGGAAGAGTCCTTTAAAGACGCCCAATCGGGATTTTGGGAGTTCTTTACACCGTTCAAAGACGAAGAGTTTTGGTATGCATTCTTGGAACAATCAGTCCAATACTATGCTTGGCGCGTTGATCAAGATGAGATTGTGGCGCCCAATAGTGTTTTGGCAGCATTGGGTAGATTAAATAATGTTCAAGAGCACTACAACTTTCCATGGCTAGCCGACCTAAGGCACGCCAAAGAAGTTGATGAAGCAGGAGAACTACAAACACTTAAAGGCTACAGACAAGATAAGAATCTAGAAACGGTCAAGGTATCAGAAGAGGATGCAAAGTTAGTACTAAAAGAATTAGTAAATGAACAGCTAACAATGATGGGACAGAGGCTAATAAAGAATCTTGAATCACAAGGATTTACTCCGGAGATTTTTGATCTAGACCTCTGGCTATTCTCTAATATGTGCTCTGGTGGAGAGAATTTAGTATTCTATAGTCCAGATTTTATTGAACAAAACGTAGGATTACCAACAGAAGGCTCAGAACACTATACACCCGGAGGCCAATTTAGAATTGCAATTGCAAATGATCCAGATAGTTTAGGGCTAGGCTCCGAATATGTTGGGTATTTCCATGTTCGCGAAAATGAATCTGGCGAGACAGAATATATGGCAGGCGAACACCATACTGGAGAGCCACACGATGTCTTGAGGCCAATAGCAAACTTGATTGAGGTCGGCACAAATAAAAGAGAAGAGGTAACTGAGTCTGATGAATCGGGTGATTACTCTAAAACAACAGAGGAGTGGGTAGGTTTCGGTGACGTGGCAGAATATGGAACAGCACCCTACGACGCCGAAAACCCATTCACGATAGAGAAATACATTAGTATTGACGGTAGTAAATCTGACACCGCGACCGCGATTGCAGCAATAACTGCAAACCCTCCGGGCCTATTGCTGTCAGAGGTGTATCCTGGAAGCCTTAAAGAAGTAATGAGTGAGCCAACCGAACCAGGCCACGTGCCAGAAGTAGTTGGTATAGAAGGAGCCTTGGGAGTTAGATATGGAATTCAATTTAGTTATAATTCCCCATCGGCCGGAAGAGTTCCAATAACTAGTGTAGAGGTAGATGCCTTAGACTTGCCGGTAGAGGCGGTTGCGCCACTGACAGCAAACAGTCATAATTTATTATGTCTTCTTAAGAAACTAAAAGAGGACCAAAAATATAAATTGATGGTTAAATACATATTCCCGATTCCAAAAGTGATATCGACCTTAGCTATTTATAATGATATGGGTTTCATATCATCTATTGGAGAAGTAACAGTCGGTGCCGGAGATCATCACAAACAAGTTAAATTATCTGATCCCAATGATCCCATGGCTGCAAATATACCCGGGTTCTCGGGCAACAATGTACCTTCGAATGGAGGACTCGCCGAGGCAAATTCTTTCTTTGCAAACGATGTTATTCAACAAAAACCAGGCGCCGTCGGGTTTGTAAAAACAGGGATGGAGGCCGGCCCAGACATAAGCAGTCCATGGAACAGTGAAAAAATGATCGAAGGCCCGCCATTGAAGACATTTGAAGGATTAGAAGCGAGAGGCAATGAAGGTTGGCAATCTTGGATGGATCGGCAGCCCGGCCTCTTATCAGGAATGTTTGTGTTAGAATTTGATAGTTGGGATCGAGTGCTGTTACGAAATTCAAAGTCTAGAATTAAAAAGATCTTTAGGTCATATTACAATTCAAGACACTTCACCCCAGGCGATGATTTAGGTGGCAACGCAGCCAACCTATTCATTAAAAATCTTAAAGCCCGTATAATACCATCTCCAGGTAAGGGTATCTTATCTTGGTTCCAGCGCGGCCGCTTGCGTCCAAATCCATATAATGCCGAAGGTAAATTGTGTGATAAAAGTGACTAATAGAATAATTATATAATAGGAGGGATATAAAATGGCTTCAATCGGGGTAGCTTTACCGATAACAAAGGATTCTTCAGATGGATTTACAATGCTTAAAAGCTTCAGAAAAACTATTAAGCAAAACTTCAAGATGTTAATTTTAACATCACCTGGGGAACGTGTCATGGAACCAGAATTCGGAGTAGGAATAAGAAGATTTTTGTTCGAGAACTATGATGACTCCCTCCCTTACAAGATGGAAAGCAGAATTAGAGAACAAGTAAAAATGTTTATGCCAGTTATAAGCATATCACAAGTTAATTTTGATTTTGAGCAATCTGGCCAAAACGTACTTGGATTAACTATAGTTTATAGTATTCCAACAGTTGGACCCGCTGAAATACTACATATTACTATTTAAAAAAGGAGGATTTTTATGAGTTCGGATCAAAAAAAGATAGTTCCTATCAACTATACAAATAGAGAATTTGAAGGGATAAGGCAAGATTTATTAGAATTGGCCGAGCGCCTATATCCCGATTCTTTTCAAGATTTTAGTGAAGCTTCCTTTGGATCGCTAATGATAGATTCCGTAGCGTATGTCGGTGATCAGCTATCATTTTACATGGATTACAATATTAATGAATCCTTTTTGGATACGGCATATCAATATAACAATGTATTAAGAATGGGCCGTACAATGGGGTACAAGCATACTGGACGCCCATCAACCTATGGTACCGCCGCCATCTTTGTGATAGTCCCAGCTAGCCCAACCGGTATTGGTCCAGATACAAATTATATTCCGGTCCTAAAAAGAGGCACCAGATTTTCATCTGATAATAATCTTAACTTTGTATTATTAGAGAATATAGATTTTTCTGATCCTAAAAATCCAGTAGTGGTGGCCAAAGTTAATACCACAACCGGCGCCCCAACATCCTTCGCAATAAAATCATATGGTAATGTGGTATCAGGATATTTTAGTCGCACTGATGTAGTTGTTGGCGCCTACGAAAGATTTAAGAGAATTAAACTTCCTATTCCTGAATTGGCAGAAATAATATCTGTCTTTGACTCCCAAGGAAATGAGTTTTACGAAGTAGATTATCTATCCCAAGACATGATATTTAAGGAAGTAACAAATAAAAATTATAAAAACGACAACGTTCCATCAATTTTAAAGCCATTTTTGGTTTCTAGAAAGTTTATAGTAGAGAGAGACAGAAATAATGCTTATTTACAATTTGGCTCAGGGCAAATAGGTGACAGTGAGATAGTCGCTGACCCACAAACTGTCGTTATGGAGATCTTCGGAAAAAACTATACATCTGATACAACTTTTGATCCTACAAGGTTATCAAAAAATAAAAGTTTAGGAATAGTTCCTTCAAATACAACGCTATCAATCTCTTATCGTGTTACTAACCCTTCAAATTCAAATGTAGCTGTCGGATCATTAAACAGGGTTGGAAATGCTTTGTTCGATTTTGAAGATCGCTCGATTCTCAATAGCACCGAGATGGGAAATGTAATAGCCTCTCTTGAAATATCGAACGAAGAGCCAATTACAGGAGACGTTACAAACGCAAATACTTCTGAGATAAAAAGAAGAATATTTGATACCTTCCCAACACAAAACAGAGCGGTCACCCAAGCTGATTATGAAAATTTGAGTTATAGAATGCCAGCGAAGTTTGGGTCTATAAAAAGAGTATCAGCGCAGAGAGATCCAGATTCCAAGAAAAGGAATCTCAATATGTATGTGATTTCAGAGGATAGCTTTGGAAAATTGGTCAGCACCAACAAAACAATTAAAAATAATTTAAAAACTTGGCTAAATCAGCATAGAATGATAAACGATACTTTAGATATAATCGATCCCTATATTATTAATTATGGAATTGAGTTTATAATTAAACCATCCTCCGGCGCAGATAAATATATAACTTTAAATTCAGCGGTAGAAGCTTTAAAAGAAAGATTTAAGGCTCCAATGTATATTGGGGAACCAATCTATATAAGTGATATATATTCAACGCTTAAAGAGTCTCCGGGAGTATTAGACGTTATAAAAGTCAGGCTCATAAATAAAACGGGCACGAACTATTCAAACGCTAATATAGATATAAATAAAAATCTTTCTCCCAACGGAGATTACTTGATAATACCAAAGAACGCAATCGCCGAAATGAAGTATCCAGAGAGTGATATCCAAGGAAAAATTAGATAATGGCTATTAAAAAATACTATGCGATTGCTGATAACACAATTACAAACGCTTACAAACTAAATTTATCTACGAGAGCAACCGGCGCCAACGCCGGCGCCGCAGATATTATGGAGATCTATTCAATTTATGGCCGCCAATCTACATCTTCGGCTGAGATCTCCAGAGCACTGATTAAGTTCCCCGTATCCGAGATAACATCAGATCGAAGCAATTCAAAGATTCCAGCATCCGGAAGTGTAAAATTCTATTTAAAGCTCCATAATGCAGAACACTCTAAGACTGTACCAACGGGCAGTTTTACAATTGTGGCAGAACCAATCTCAGCGGATTGGGAAGAGGGCTACGGCCTGGATCTTGAGGCATACAAAGATATTACCAATGGGAATAAGGGCTCAAACTGGATCGCCAGAAAGGGCGAAGGCTTACAAGAAATCACTAAGGTGACTTTCACATCGACGAACAAGGCACATTACGCTGCCGGCGCCGGCGCAAACTACATAATAGCATATAATGGTAATAGGGCTTATAATCTGTGGTTCAACAACGGATCTGATTCCGCACCATCAGCCGACGGCGCAGAAGTAGAAGTTGATATAAGTTCTGCTGGATCGAGCACTGCTGCAGTCGCTTCAGAATTTCAATCGACAACTAATGCTTTGGCCGCGTTTGATTCAAATGTTGACCCGACAAATTCTGCAATAGTATATCTATCATCAAGCCTCGAAGGCGGTCACACAGACACATCAGTTGAGGGAACTATATCCGGTATAACTTTGGCAGTTCAGCAAGATGGAAACAACGAGATACCATGGACAAAAGTTGGTGGAGATTATATCACAGCTGCAAACGCTGCATATCCTTATCGCTGGTTTAGTCAAAGCTTCACTTCTGGGCTGGAAGACATAGAAATTGATATTACTCAAATGGTGGAGTTGTGGTCCGCTGGTACGGTTGATAATTATGGACTTGGAGTGCATCTTTCTGGAGCCTTCGAGCCATATTTCTCAACCGATTTTGATCCAACATACAGTGGATATATACAGAATACAACCGGTTCAACGGTTTCATATTACACAAAGAGACTCTTTGCAAGGGGCTCACAATACTTTTATAAGCGCCCAGCAATCGAAGCTAGGTGGGATTCTAGCAAGAAAGACGATCGCGGCAATATATTTTACAGCAGTTCTCTAGCTGGCGTTAATGATAACCTGAATACTTTGTTTTTATACAATTACGTCCGCGGCCAACTGGCTAATATCCCCTCAATTGGCACAGATGCAATATACGTGAGCTTTTATTCTGGGTCCGCGGATAACTCGGTACCTACTGGTAGCCTACAGACGTCTTCATACACCCCAAACCCCCCGGGCGCCCACTCACGCGCAGCCATAGAACTTCCAACTACTCTCCCTTATCAATGGGTTGTCGACGATGATAGTCCAGACCCACCAATCAGTACAAACCCGTATGTTGTGACCGGCGCTTGGGTATCAACCGGCATTTATAGTGCTTCTTTCGCCATAACAGGCGCCACAAACCCTCTTACGAAGATATTCGATGTCTGGCACGATGGAACAGGCAAGAACCACCCATGGGCAAGTGTGGAGTTCGCAACCTCCTCGTTCGAGCCACTCAACATGAGTGCTTCTTACTCTATGGCTGAGCCCACGTATCATCTTAAAATAACTAACCTTAAAGACAGTTATAGTTCAAGTGAAAATGCACGTTTTAACTTATTTATTAGAGAAAAGAATTGGAAACCAACAATTTATACAACTTCCAAAACAACCATAAAAAGTAAATCGATGTTGAGTGCTTCGTATAGAGTATTTAGAACGATCGATGCCCACGAAGCTATCCCATATGGAACAGGAAGCAATCTACACACCATGATGTCTTATGATAATATGGGAAATTACTTCGATGTAGATATGAGTTTATTAGAGCCTGGGTATGCATATGCCTTTAAGTTCTCATTCTATGATAGTTCGTTGAGTAGCTGGATAGAACAACCACAGACCTTTAAATTTAGAGTAGAGAATTATGAGCATTAAAAAGCTTTTTGGATCCACCGACAAAGCAAACAATTACCTAAGCGATACAGACCAGAAAGATGCCTTCGCAAGTGTAGAATCCAGCAGAAATTTAAAAGAAATTGAGGAAATCCAGGCTCATCATATACCTCATATAGACTATTCAAAGCCAGCTAATTTTGTGAAATACGGCTCGGCAAGGTTATACTATAAAACCGCATTGAAAAGAATTTCCGACTATTATCCTTATGACGGTTCTAGTGCTGAGATTAACTCATTCTATAATAAATCTTTAGACATAGAGAAGTATATTCTCAATAATTTATATCCAAGAACAAATGGTTATGCTATATTTAGTGCCGATGGCTGGGGCAGTAAGGCTAGCAATTGGTCAGTTCATCGCCAAGACGGCTATGGCATACCAGCAACCCCCGAAGCTATTATAGTTCAAGGTGGTCCAAATGCTGCGACCGGCGAACTAAAAGATCTGATACCCACATCAAAGAATAATAAGTATCAATATTCTAACGTATATGACGAAGATATCTATCGAACTGCTGGTCTTCCAAGTGATTATGGTAAGGGAACTCGCGAATCGAACATGCGCGCCAACTTCGATGATGGTGTCACAGTAGAATTTTGGATGAAGACTGGTTCCTTTACAGATGGGACCGGCACAGAAACCTTGAAGCAAGTTATATTCGACTTATGGAATCGAGAAGATCCCAATGCTGACATAGTTAACGAGGGCGACCCGCACGCATATGGAAGAATCACTGTAGAATTGACCGGCGTTGTACAGAACGATATAGACTACTCGGACCCCAATAGTTATTGGTCGGACTCGCCATTCTTGGTCACAGTACAATCTGGCTCTGTAACCGGCTCCTACCAACAAACCATTGGTAAAAACATAACAACCAGCTCAATGGGTGAGTGGAACCACTATGCGATAACGCTGTTTAACTCCGGATCTGGATTCATGGCAGATTTCCACGTCAATGGGCATCTCAGTGAAAGAAAGACATTAAACGCCAGTCAAACATTGAACGAAATTGCCCCGAAGAATATGGTAGCGCGTATAGGATCACTGCTTACCGCCAGTTGTGGCGCCCTCGAAAATCCCGGACCCATAGCAAGATTTGGTTCCATTGATGGCGGCAAGCTAAACGGCTCGATAGATGAATTCAGATACTGGAAATCTGCAAGAACTCACGAAGAAATTGGAAAGAATTGGTTTGCTCAAGTCGCCGGCGGCGCTAATACTGATATATCTAATGCAGAACTTGGAATATATTTCAAATTCAACGAAGGTATTACCGGGGATGCTTCTCTCGACAACACTGTTTTGGATTATGCCGGTAGAATAAGCAACGGAACGTGGTATGGATATACATCAAATTCAAGAAACACCGGTTCTGCGATTATTGAAGCCGCGGCCTCAACAAAAGAATATGAGGATCCCATCATCCGGCCCGAACACCCGGATTATATTGCACTTGAATCAGAGTTATCAATAAGTGGTGAAAACTTTGATATAAACAACAATAACTCAATGTTGAGCTTGCTTCCCGGGTGGATTATTGAAGAAGAAGAAAATAACAAGGATTCTGACTTACAAAACATATGTCATATTGTTGGTGCTTACTTTGATAAGTTGCATATGCAAATCTCTGAAATTCCCAAGTTTCATTATGCGACATACCCAAGTGCTTCCCAGAAGCCAGCACCATTCGCAGAACATTTTGCACAGTCTTTCGGACTATACACGCCCGAATTGTTTATTGATTCAACAGTTCTGGAGAAATTCGCCGATAGGGATGAAGAACAGCTATTCGAAGCGAGCCTACAAGACACAAAAAATCTAATTTACACCAATCTCTATAATAATATAGCTAATATCTTTAAAAGCAAGGGTACCGAAAAGGCTATAAAAAACGTGTTTAGGTGCATGGGTATAGATGAAAAGCTGATAAAACTAGTAGTTAATTCTAATAATCAAGACATCTCTCTTAGAGACAACTATCAGCAGTCCTTAATTAATAAAAATTGTTTAAACTTCAACAACAGTTTAAACTCAACAGCGGTTGTATATCAAGCAATTGATTCAAATAATGCAAACAGTTTAGGATACTTAACAAATCCAACAGAGAGTTCAGCGCCATCCTATGGTTGCACGGTAGAGAGTAACATAGTCCTTCCATACTACACACGCGGTATTGGGGACATGGATAGAGATTACGATACTGTATCTTTGTTCGGAATGTATACAGTTGATACTACAAGCGCTGATTCTAAAACAGGAGCAGACCCATCCTTCATTGGAGGTTATGGTATAGATTCTACTGGCGGCGACGATGCAAACTTTCAAGTCTATGCAATTAAGGAATCAAAGGATTCCAGAAATGTATATTTTAAACTTTCATCATCGAATAAGCCAATACCGTTTCCAATCGATGTCGATAATGTCCTAACAAGTTCGCTGTTTTTGAATGCATATGATAATCAAGAGTGGAACATTTCTGTAAGGCTTAAGCCCCTCAAAGGTCAGCTAACAAACTTAGTTTATGGAGCCGGCGGTACCGGGTATGAAGTAATATTTTCCGGATATCAAACTCAACTCGGGGAAGTTATAAACAGCTTTAGTGTATCATCGTCAGTTTCACAGACCACCGGTTCGTTGTTTATGGTAGCAGGCAAAAGAATATATGCCGGCGCTAATAGAGAAAACCTAACCGGCCGTGTCATCGACAAAAGTGATATACTTGTCAATAATATTAGGTATTGGTCAAAATATTTAGAAGACAGTGATCTCATACAACATACACACGATATTGAAAACAGAGGCATTTCAGGTTCTTATAGACCACTATCTCCCATAGACACGGGAAGTGTCGATATTATTAACTCCGAGACATTAGCCCTAGAGTGGAACTTTACTGATCTAACCTCAAGCCGCGCAGATGGAACTATAGGGTATATCAAAGATTATAGCTCTGGTTCAACTGATGTTCGTAACCCACATGGCAACAAAGCCTCATGGCTATCAAATCTCGCTGGCTATCAACATACGGGATATGGATATGGGTTTGCAGCAGAATCTACAAATATTGTTGATAAACGAAACTTCAACTCATATAAACTGGTAGATCCGGAGCGCGCCGTTTCATCAGACATGATAAACATTTATAATGATGAATACGATTCATTTTACAGAGATGACAACGTACCGAATTATGTATATACGATTGAGAAGAGCTTTTATAATATAGTGTCAGAACAAATGATGGAGTTCTTCGCTGGAATTGTCGACTTCAATAGTCTGATTGGCGCACCAGTCAATAGGTATAGAGATAGATACAAAGATATCGAAAAGCTCAGACAAACATTCTTTAAAAGAGTGAAGAGTGTTTCAGATGTTGAAAAGTTTGTAAAATATTATAAATGGTTTGACGACTCAATATCTAGCATAATTTCTCAACTTGTCCCAGAATCATCAGTATTCATCAATAACTCTATGAATGTGATAGAGAGTCATGTTTTAGAAAGGAACAAATATAGGTCTAAATTTCCAACGTTAAACTTTGAAGATCCGGATGTAGAGGCATATATGAAGGGCTTCGCTGAATTGCGATACCCATGGTATGACGGCTCCTCAACATTGCCATCCTCGCCGCGGAACACCGATACACACAAGACATATTGGCTTTATAGAGCAGAAAGAGATTCTATAGAGATAACGTCGGGTGATTCCACAATAGATACCCAAAGAAATAAATATAAGGACATTATCAACCGCGCCCCACACATGACGGGAGCATATCCCACTTTGTCTGATGCCTCCGGCACCCTTTACTCATCTCACAAATACTCCTTAAATAAATTCGCCCGCACAAGTAAATTTAATATGGATGTGCCGGTTGTTAGAAACCTAACTCGACCAATTAAAGGTGGAACTAACTTTGAGCCCGAGAAAGACCTGAGTTTTGCACCGATAGCACTACATCCAGCCGGCCCAGTAAATAGAGAAAATGGTATTTTTGTTCCTAGAAACGTTTTGCTTGGAATGACTAAAGAGATGGTAGAAACTCAAAATATTGTTGATCCTACAAGACCACCGGAATTTATTTCGAAGGAAAAGAGAGTATTTAAGGTTCAACATGGTAGAGATTGGGAAGATGGGATAGGATATAAAAATGTTAAATCAAGTATCGGATTTCCTTTTAATGTATTAAGTTCCTCAGTTAAGACTGGCTACAATAAAAGTGTAATAGACAATGTTACCGGAGGTATTGAGATTACAAACCTTCATAATGATACCTATGGCGATGATAAAGAAGTGCCAATGCAAGGTACATTTACTGAGAGGGTTGTTGGTGGCCACCAATCTAGACATATAGCAATCAACACCGGTACCGATAATTGGAAATCACGCCCTGAAGCTTGGAAAATTCTACTTGGAACCTGTAAAGCTAACCCATCTGGTGCTATTGGAATGGTGGGGCCAGATTATCCATGGCCAGAAGCCAACGAAGAAGGTATGGTGCCATACCCTTTAACATGCTCGCAAAAGGCGGTGTATTACAGAGACTTTGTCACCAAGCGCCCAGTTAATATTAGAAATATAAATACGATGGATGTCCCGCGTTCAACGACTGTTCCTGGAAATTACGAGAACAATTATGAAGTAGTAAATTCCTTCGGCGCCCACGCAAACCCCCGCCGCTTCATAGATAATCAGCCGACCCCGCCAGAAAGAGCATTCAGAAATAATGTGACCGGCGCCACTCAAATAAGAACGTTCTTAGATACTCGTAGGACAGATGAGAGCCATTCGGAATTGATGCCTGAATATTCAACAGAATATTTGCAGATCACAAGCTCTGAGAATAAAACTGTAATAGCTACTAGATTTTCTAATCCTGGTGGCCCCGAAACAATGACTAGAGGTTACTTGGACTTTAGATCAGCAGAGATGTCAGTTTATAACGCCTTTAATTATCGAAATCTAGGCATCATAAAACATTCACAAGGTCCAAGTGGAACACTCCCAGAACCCCCGGGCGCTGGCCCGACTACAACCAGGGTATATGATATACATGCGAAAGACTATGGACTGAGAAGTCACAGAGCAAGACACACCGCAAGATTTGGCCGTGACTCATTGTTTGTTACTTCATCCGATAATCTCCCCGGCGCCCAATATGATCAATTACCGGGCTTTCACAAAATTCACAGAAACAATGTCTCGCGACTGAAGATTGTCGATCAATTAAACGCGGAGCTTAGCGGTATTTACTTAAATAATACTGACAGTATATTATGGCCAGATCCATCCCAGAACGCTGGAAATTGTTTAGTAGTACAAGCAACTAGTTCAGACGGCCAGAACGCCGCCAATGCCCTCATCTTTGATAACAATCTTGTTGGCGCCGCAAACGAGTTCCCAGTTTGGACGTTCTCGGCATGGGTCAATCCATCTGCCTCCAATGCAGCGAGGACAATATGGGACGCCGGTAAAACCAGCGTCGGGAATGGTTCAGCCCACACAATCACGATTGAGGGTGATGAGACTCTGAGATATCAAGCTAAAACATCACTTGCCGCCGGCGGAGGTAATGAGAGATTTACATATTGGGAAACCAATACGAATACAATATCAAATGGTTCATGGAATCACATTGTCGTAAGTGTATCCGGCACCATTGGAGGTCTCTCAAATTCCCTCAAGCCTACCCTGTATATTAATGGAGTTAGTATGTCTTGGGACGGCGCTACTAGTCCATCCTTGACTCCGTATGATAATCTGCCAAACGCGCGCACTGCACATTCAAATTTCCGGAGTCATACTGGTTGGAGCCAAACACCACCGGTAGTAATTGGAGGTGATTGGCAAAGTGCGAACTATAAAGAATACTATGGTGCCCTCGATGAAATATCAATCTGGAACACTCAACTCACCGATCAAGAAGTTACTCAAGTATATAACTCTGGCGCCCCCTGTAACCTAACACATAGCACATCACCACAATCAGAATCTCTGAAAGCATGGTGGCGTCTAGGAGAAGGAGATGCAGCAGTCTCCGGAGTTCCTTCCGGAAAAATAATGGACTCTAATAATATCATAAGAGATATAGTTGGTTCTGCTTCTCTGTGTCCAACCGCGCTATCTGGTTCAAATATGAATCTATATATAGTTCCAAGTTCTTTGGCCGGCTGCGATGAGCGGGTTACAATATATTCAGAAACCGTAACACATGTTTCGTCGTCATTATACGACAATGATCATATACAACACCCCATACCCAGGACCGACATACAATATAAATGGATAAGAGATTCAATTTCAGATCCAGATAATACAAGATACTATGAATTTCAGAAGACAACCAATAGCAGTAGAATGCCATATTTTTCAAATTCTGCGGGATACACGCCTTATTACAACTTTATCACAGAGAGTCAGGCCGCCCATAACCAGAATATATCACCCGGCGGCTGGAAGCAACCAATTTTAAGGCTAAATACATTAATACTTGATCCATTAACAGAAAACTCTAACACTATAGGCTTCGCCGCCGATACTGATGTTTCAGATTATATAAACACCGAACTTAATCCGGGAATCGGCTCTACCAACTATCTGAACATGTTGTTGGCACATCGTTCAGTGCCGTACGGCTGGACCTGGCAGAAAACTAGAAATTATAATAATCCGATAATTATTGATGAAAGAAAAAAATCAGCATTATCAGCAATTACAAGTTCTAACAAAAGGTTACAACACTTTAGAATGTCTGCAGTCTCCACGCGCGCCCGCACAGCACTGATAAATTTTGATGCTCCAATGCGGATCGGTAAGAAGGGAAACACTGCAATAGGCGCCAAAAATAACATCACTCTTAAAGTGACTGATAACAATGAAAGGATCATGTTTAACGAGGCAGCTTTTAACAGCTATATAAATAATAATGTTATCACTGAACCCACCCCACTAACACAAATCATTAGGCTTGGAAACAACTCGAAAAACAAGTTCAAACTTAAATGGATCCTATACAGCCAAAACTTGTTCCCATCCGAAAGAAATGAATATATGTCTGGAACATACAAGAGAAATGGATATGATAATGGATATTGGAGAGTAACAGGAAGCGAAAGAATATCTCTGGGAGCAACACAGAGTGGCTCCTTCTCATATAATATATTTTCAAGTTCAATCGGCCGCTCCTCTTGGCCCCTAGATGAGCCGGAAAACTTCTTAACAAGAACTAGGATACTGGGCCCAGATCTTGATGGCGGGTTGTCAATGCAGAAAAATGGCAATGCCGGCGAGCTTCAAAACGTACACTTCTCTTACGTGTCATGTTCCTTGGTTGGGGGAAACCTACAATTATCAAAGGTATCAGAACTGTGGCCGGCCGCCTTGTATGCTAGAAAACACATGTTAGCTGCACCTCGTTCTGTGGTTAGCCCATCTGGGATTGAAAACAATATTGGAATGCCTGGAAGTGATGGTGTTAATTTCTCTAAGAGATACAGCGTTGAAATTTATGCCGGCGAAGCTGCCTGGGACGCACCAAGAAACGCCGGCGTAGTCCGTATGGGATACTCATCCGAAAATAGCAACAAGGGAACTAAAATATCGTCTTATCAAGTCACGTCTTCCGAACCATGGTTTGCCACATACGACGACTTTAGTTATGAAATGGGTCTGATAGCTAAAGATTATTCTGTGGTGCCAGAATTTAGAATCAGCGAACATATCGAAGATTATATGAAGCACGGCCCCTTTGACGCTACAAAAAATGATATTTTTGAAGTTCCTGGTGTATCTGGGTCAGCCAATAGTTCTACTGGATCATTCTATAAGGATTACTCAAATTCCGAGTTTATGAAAGATTTTCTAAGAGTAAAATCTGAATCTTTCCTCGAAGCGAAAGAAATAAGATTAGTTTGTAGTGCAGCAATCAGGCTAAATCCATACAAGGGCTTTTATCCAGCCCAACGAACTCTCGACTTGGTTGGACAATTTTCTAGTTCTTATGCTAACAGCATAACAGCTGTGTGGGAACTCAACGGCGCTAAAAAGCCACTCAATGTTGATAGAGCCCTTCAAGCAAGAGGTAGCACAATAAGACCACTAATGCAAGCTCTTTACTCACCTGGCCTAATGTATAATACGATTAAGTCCGGAATAGCGGTCGACTATCCAATTGTAAATGATAAGTCTAAAATCGAACGGTCACAGTATGGGAGACCATCAGCTGGCCCTATGCAGTCACTTAAACAATCCGATGACAACTATGCTATTTTACCGGCAAATATAAATTCTAATAGTCCAGTTTCTGGATATAATGGCGGCTCATGGTTTGATGTTAGATTGCCGTTTGAAACGCTTTTGCAGCCAAAAAATCATATTAATGGTCTTAAATTTCTAGATATAGAACCACACCCATCGGCTAGCTTATCACCAGCAAACGTTACAACGTCATTTAATTCTCAAGGTGGAGATGAAATGTATGAGATGATGGCATCAAACTTTTTTGGAGAGGTGCCTAACTTCTTTCTGAAAGATTCTAGTTTCACCAGGATAGAATCTGGCATTATACCAGACGATCTTAGTTTCAAAGACGGCGAAGTTTATGGTGCTAGATTAAAGATAAGGAGATCAACCACGGGCACAAGAACATACTCATATGATTCTGGATCCACTGGTGACGGTACAAACTTCGCACCTTTTGGAGCAAAAGCATTTTATGATCAGAAAGCCGCCGGCGGCGGAGACACTAATGCCTGGTACCCCGTACCCCAAGATCCACAAAATGCCAGAATGGATCCTATCGCGCCCTTTAGAGAAACTTTTACGATGTACAGTCGCCCCTCGGCATTCGGCCCACCGATTTCTGGACGTCCCCCGTCTGGTTCAAGCGGAAACCGCCCAACGTGGTTTTTAAGTGCCAGCCTGTCTGGTACCATGGATTGCTTTAATGGGTATAACTGGGCCTACACACCACCTTATTACCATGGCGAATCATGGGTTGATTTTATCTTCAGACCCACCCCCGGAACAACATATAACTTACAATCTATATTAGCCAATATTAAAACAAGATATTGGAGAGTCGATCCAGGGATGGAATCCACCGCGGTTAATGCCAGCCAAAACAGATCCCCGGCCCTAGTCTTTGGAGGGAACTATCTTTCAGGCGACGACTGGGCCCAGTTCCAACCAATTTACGCCGGCGCAAACATCAATGATAACGCAATGCAACTAAGTGCAAGCTTCAACTTGTTCGGCATCGAGCGCGCTGCAAAAGAGACGTCTGATAGATTTGGTAAAAAACTAACAGAAGAAAACACCACTACCGGAATGAAATGGGTTATTCAACCAAAATTTGAGACACCAATGCTAAACTTTAATGATACTGGAGTTAATGCAATTAGCGCCAGTTTAGGAAACAAGAGCATCCCATTATATGGATCTGGGTCGGTACCAAACGGAATGTGGCACCAATTTGGAAACATTCCAGACAAGCCAAATGTAGGGGTCTTTATGGAAATGGGTGATATCCCCACACAATGGTTAAAATATCATTATGATGTTAATAGCACTGGCTCGATTTATAATAATTTTGATGCACCCAATAGTGGATCTCAAGCTGCTAGACAAATAAAATCTCTTTCTAATTTACTTGGTTTTGAACAGCGTGCCAATACTCGTCGTCTTGGGGAAATAGCTGAACAAAGAACAATCCGAGAAGCGATTGTTGCCATTCCATATGTTATTGAAGAACTAGAAAATTTTGAGCCTCCATTCGGTGATCGCAAAGATCCAGAGTGTGGTTCTCGCGATGTGAGTCAGATGTCACGAAAAAGATTAATCTCTATTCCAAAGAAGAGATTTAAAGCTGCACTACAAGAAACTGATGGAACGCTAACCGGCGACTCCCTATCCACCGCCGGCGAATCGATCAGAAAATTGATGCAAAAGATGGAAAGGTATATTCTACCTCCGCAGTTTGATTTTATACAACACTCTAACATTGATCCTTTTGTGATGTATATGTTTGAATTCGAATATAAATTTGATAAAGACGATTTATCATATATATGGCAAAATCTCGCTCCACGTAATTATAAGAAGCTGACATTTGAGGCACAGTCTATATCACATGAATTGATGGATATGGAACTTCTTAATGAAAATAGTTTGTTCGACAACGAACATATGAGGTGGATGGTATTTAAAGTTAAACAAAAAAGTCAAAGTGGATACTATGATCATGTTGTAGGCCAAATTGGAGATGTTAATATGTCTAAAAATGGAAAGATATCAAAAAATCAGAATACCACAAATTCGTCCTTACAGTATAACTGGCCGTACGATTACTTATCTTTCGTAGAACTAATTAAGTTTGATGTTGATGTATTGTTTAAGGAGCCAAAAGATAATAATGACAACGGCAAAGGGTCAAAATAACAATGGCTAAATTTCTTAATAAAAAAGAACAAGTAATAGATTTCCAATTAACCCCATACGGAAACTATCTGTTATCTACCGGTGTGTTCAAACCAGCTTATTATGCTTTCTATGATTCAAACATCTTGTATGATAAAAGATACGCGCGCGGAACATATTGTAAATCCGCATCATGTGGCGCGCAGGAGATCACAGAGGTAAAATTTATTAACGATACAAAAGCATACTATTCGCCGATGACGACAGATGCGTTCGGAAACAAAGTGCCTACTGAATATCTAACCATATACAACGGGACAACTCCATATAATTTTTGGTTCAAAACAATCAACACCGACCGAGAACCCGGTACCGGTGTAGTGGGCACAAAACCTATGATCGATCTAATGTTAGGAACTTTTCCAGACAAAGAGGCTATAGCAAAAGCGTTCTGGCGCCAGATTCACAACGGACCTTGGCCATTTACTGCGACATATGCTGCTGGTCAAGAAGATGTATATGTTACCGCTATAGCCAAAGGTCCATCAACTGATGTATCTCAGACAATGTCGGCAAACTTCCTCACGGGATCGGTGTATCTCCAGGGAACTGCTCTAGAATCATTTCGGGCCATTTCAGATGTCCCAGTGGAAAATCAAAATGATATACATGAACGAATAAAGAGCGGCACTCAATATTTTGAGGGACTCACAACATTCTCAGATTTAGAGAGCAACTCTATGAGAAAAAAAGACGGCCTCCCTTTGACAGCCACACCCGCCGAGGCAACAGAATTACAGTTCGAATATGACTTGACAGCCACCAGAGAACGACCAGAAAAAGATATTTTTAAGTTTGATTCGGCCATCGGAGACGCGATGTTCGATAGTAATAAAAAACAACATGCACCAGCGTGGAAAATAGTAACTCTATCGGGGCACATATCTGGTTCATCCATTAAAGATATAAAAAACCAACAACTTATTCCACAAATCGATATGGATATGATATACTCTAAGGAAATAAAGAACTCTACGTTTATGTTTCAAAGCGATACCATAGCGGATACTATCGATAGTACTTCGATAACAAAAGAATTTTCGGATGGATATAAAATCATGTTAAACTCGGAAGACATAGTAATATACACGGAAGAACAAAACACTTCATTACTAACAGAAAATTTTGATATAGAAGTATATGAAATTCTTGCGGGAGCACACGACTCCCATGGAGACTTAGAAAGAGGCTCAGAAAGACTTATAAGAAGGTTTTTTCAAGGACAAAGCCCACAAATTATTGATGGCATGATGGTGAGAGAAACTATTAATGATTCTCTCACATCTAATCGAGGCTACGCTACTTCGAGTGTAGAATACTATTTTGACTTATATACTGATACTAACGTCAATAAGAAAATAGCATGCCAGGGAGCAGACATTTTCAACAAAGAATCATATTATGTTGATATTGATTTTGATTGTGAAAACAGACAATCAGAAGATATATATTTTGATATATATGGTCGCGCAACGGATCCAGAAATATGTCAGACCTAACTGTTGATACAAAAAGAACTTTTGGCAAATACTTGCCGACGGCCACTATTAATGGCGTCGTTATCGATGAACATATAAACGATAAAATGTCAACGGTAGAGATATCGGTAGATGTTAATCTTACAATAGACAAAGATATAAAAAACTATCAAAAAGCGGTGGCTGCTAATTATGATGACCTGTACCTTTATATTATATTTTGTAAAAGCCATAGCATAAATTCTATGATTTATTCAAGTAACTTAGATCTAAGAGATATTTTTAAATTTAACCGGACAATAGCTACTACTATATCTGTAGAAGGATTAATAGAGGCAATTCTACTGGGCACCGGGTATTCTGCCACCGAAGAAGAAGCCCTAGAAACTTTCCAGATAAATATTAAAAAAGTAAGCCTTAAAGATTTAAAAAACAAAATAGTAGAAGAGGGCTTGTATGATATAAATGGGGATCGTATATTAAAAATTTCAAATATTAAAATGAAGACAAATTTTATAGATGAGATCATGACCAGCGTCCAATCTGCCATGGCCATCGCGTTTGTTGGCCGAGACGAAAAACAACTAAGGAGATTACCAGAACCAATATATAAGAGAAACTTTGGAGATCTATCCTATGAGTTATCTCTATCTTATAATAAGGTACCAGACACCACAGAAAATATATATGTTGATATTAATAACAATCAATATAGTGGCACTCCAATACAAACGGTCGGTGGAATGTATCATGTCCCAGAGCCGATATCACATGCCGAGATAGTTGATATGACTAATCAATTAATGTCTTCATATGCTAGTATCGGAGAAACAAGCGCTGTGCTATCGGCAGCATTCACAAACTTGTCTTACATTTTGGCGACACAAGAAAATAGTGAAGAGTTGTTGTTAAAAATGAATCTGTTTCGTAAGGCATATCCCGATAAATCGAACTCCACCGTCGCTGGAAGGTTTTATGATCTGTTCAAAAGAAAGCTATTTCAATGGAACAGAAGCCTCCTCAATCAGCCGCGCCTTTATAAAAGATTAATTATAAATAGCAAAACAATCGATCTACGCGGTAGAGATATGGAGATATACTCCTTATATATACCGGAATATACCACCGGTATGTCATATGATAGCGATTATTATATAAATAACAACATGATCAATATTAATAGAACCACTCAGCTAACCATTCCTCTTGAGGGTGCAGTATCAGATTACGTTCAATTTGTGGCTGAAGAGGGTGCGCTAAATAGCCAGGCATTGTGGAACAAAACATATGACCAAAACTTCGCGAATTCCTTAGATGAAACCTACATGGCTTCTGGATATGACACCAGCACCGATGGAGTAGTGCCAAATCAGATTGTTCCGCTCACTGACACCGACACAGTAGTTAAAAATAAGGGATTATTTTTCTTTGATTTAGAGCGCGCCCTCCACACTAAGAGTGAAATATCTAAAGTATTTAGAATTCATTATCTACAGAGATTTTTAGGTCTGCAAATACCATATAAGTTGTTTAGCGTTAGCCGAGCTTCCATCGAAAGAACGGAAAAAACTTTTACGACTCAAAATGAAGAAGAAAACGACTGGAAGGGTGGCTTCACCATCTTCGGAGAGATGGGCGCGCCCACCACGTACAACGAAAATCAAGTGACAATGAAGATGAATGCAACATTCTATGCTGACAGCGATTACCCCAAGCAACGGAGTAGCGAATGGTCCTTGGAATCTCCTTCGCTTAATTCTTATATGGCGTATGGATATCCATATATATACAAATATGTTTTTGGTGGCGTCGACGATTACGATAGCCACAACTCACCAAATATGAACTTTTCGGCCGCTGAAGTGTGGGCATCCGATGTGGGGTCTGGCACCATGGTGTCGCCGTACTCTACATCCGCGCCGGACTCTACGGTGACGCTGGGCGCTGAGGCGGTGCCGTTCGGCCCCATGGCCGAAGCACTTGCTGAGGCCCGGGCCGATGCCATGATGAATGTGAATAGCTATAATGGAACCTTGCAAGTTCCGTTTGACGTAACTAAATATGTGGCGACGGCCAACGAAGCCACCACCGAAGCAAAGGCATTATCCTACTTAAAATTTAAAAACTTTGATTTACCATTCAATGATCCTTCTAAAAGATTAGATGGCTATAATGGTCCCGTAGTAAGAAACGGATATCGTCTTATGTGTTTTGAGTTTCAAGACTTTATGGATGATGACGTAGCATATTATAACACTATAGGAACACACCATGGTGATCGAGAGAACTATTGGACAGATTACAGATTCGAAGTCGATACACTTGATAACACATATAAAATTTACAACATAGTAAAGAGCTTGTTAGAGAACGAATATAGTCTGTTCATGGAATATTATTTAAAGGCGATAGAAGCCTGTAGCTATAATAATATAGAAGGAGTGTTTAACGAATTCTTTATAAGTGCAATGATTGAACTTGAAGCCTCTGGTGCTTTGGTTTCATGGTACCGTGCTCCATTCATATACAATTCGGCCCTGGCAGCACTAACAAATAAATATGATGGCATTTTCTCCATGTCCGATAAAATCAACAAAATACTCGAAGATTCACAATATTTAGCCGGCCGCCTTTCACCAATGTCCGGAAATATGAGAGAAATAAATTCCTTCAAAGAAAAGTTCGAACACCTTTTGGGAATGTTTAATAGCTCCTTAGTCCCGCTTGAAAACCGCGGCCCCAATGCAGGAGCCGCGTATGATTTGTTTGTTGATGTTATGACAACAAGTGCTACAAACTATAAGAATGTGCGCCAACGATACCACCGGAATCGAGACATAACAGAAGATATATATGGAAACTTGTATCTTAGCGCATGGCTGAAAGACGATATTCAGCCAGGCCAGGTCTCTGGCCTTGTAGAAGATACAACTACGTTGCCGGCCGCGTTTGTCGCTGAAGCCGAAGCAGCAGAATTAAGAAGAAACAGCGGCGTGGATCTTTCCATATGGTTTAACAGCCCCGGCGGCGGCGGCACCAGCAGCAGCGCCGCGCATGCCGTCAGGATCTCAGCCGGCCGCCTTGATGCGCTTGAGGGCGTCTGGAGAGGTGACTCTGGTGAGTACGACCTGGGCCAGACCCTCTATACACTCAGCGATATGTACCCAGACGGCGACAGCTCTAGCACTCTTAGCTGCTATCTCCCACCCGGCGACTATACAATATGGTTTCTTAAGGACGATGGTTCCGTCCGCGGGATAGTCATATACAATGTGAGTGAAGATCACACAGGCTTTAACCGTCACGGAACCGGCCGCGGCGCCTGCACACTCAGCTGGCCGTGGATGACGAGTCTCTGCGGTGGCGATGGCGGCTCAGATAACGCCTACGTGAGATTCACTCAAATGCACGATCCCAACAGCTACGTCGGCGACGGATTCGAGTACTTCGCCGATTTTATAAACCTGGAACCTATGGACGCTCTCATTCCGACGATGATCTTTATCGACTCCAGTCCCGGCGATGCCTGGAACTGGTACCCGTGTCCCTACTGGGGCGCCCAACCGCTCTACTCTTATCCAACATAAGAATATATGATATTAGATACAGATACTATCTAGTTATAGGTATAAAGAATGAAAAAAAATAAGAAATTACCAGAGATAGGAAGCTTAGAAGAAGACAGAGAGCATATGTTTATGTCGGACTTCAAATTTTCAAATAAGAAAATTCAAAATATTGGGTTAGCTCCAATGACAACAAAAATTCAAAAAGGCCTCGACATCCTGGAACAACAAGGAGTTCTTCCCAAAGAAGAATTCAAAAGAAATCCAAACGATATAGCGGAAAGATTCTTATTCGGAATCAATTGTGTCCTATCAGACGAAGATGTGGGATTCTCACTATTAGATTCCCAAACCGATCAAGAAGAAATACAAAATGTTAATATCTTCGACGCCCGAGAATTCTCAAATCTAAAAGCAAGCTATATAAAGACACCTGACAAATTTCAAGATGAATGTGATCCGTTTTATAATTTAGACGAGAGAATGCCAGAGAACATCAGAAGAACGAAAAAGATGCGAAAAGAAAAAAGGAAGCCATACTTGTTAAAAGTGGCCTCTCAGGCTTCACAAATAAATCTGAAGAAGACGAGAAACAAGAAAATAAGATATTTTAAAGACATAAGAAAGCTTAGAAAAGCAGGAGAGTTTTAATGGCGCGCTACTACGGCGATATGTCACCCTCCACCCTTCCATGGGTTGGACTTGAAGAAGACGCAACAGAATACACCCCACCGATCTCTGTGGTGTTGGGTGACTCAATATTTGCCGATCTACCAGACGGCCACCAGCTTATGAGAAACAAAGCCTACTATTCATTGCCAGATGTGGATATACATGGGTTTTTTAGTTCGCTTTCAACATTTGGGATCATCAGGAAGGATACAGTATATTCTGTGCCTGACATCGCTGGCAAGGACGACAGAAGAGAAACTGAACCAGGAATGGACTATATATATGGCGAGGAACCAATTGTCTATAAAGAAGCAACATTCGTTTCTTCTAACGAATCTGAGGGCTGGGATGACTTTCTAAATTATATTGGTAATGCCTATATAGATTCTCCATTTACTTGTTTTCGAGAAATAGAAAGGTATATGAATTGGTTTGATTACGATGACGAAGAATTAGAATTTGGTTTTACTTGGAAAGACAAAAGCGCTGAGTGGAAACAATCAAATCAGCTGCGTTCGATCAATAAGCCAATAATCCACCCAAGCGGCGTAGAAATGAATTATATCAAAGCTGAAGCTCCATATATATATATTACTTCTGACAGATATACCGAGTCCGCGGTCTGGGCCGATCCATCTGATGGGTTCTCAGCCGAGATTTCAGAGGGATATAATCTATCGTCGCAAGTTACATACCCATCGTGGATGACGAATGATCTAGTAAAGAGGTATAAATCAATTAATGCGGTTATGTCTAATATGAGTAGTTATATAGATGCACAAACACAATATTTAATGA